ACCGGCACCAAGATTATAAGCAAAGCTGAGCAGAGCGCCTCTTTGTCCATCTGACATTTCACTCCAATGTGGGATTTTTCTAAGTGATGGAAGGAAGTTGTGCTTACACTCATCAATCAAAAGTTCATCTGCTTCTGCTTGAGTGATTGAATCTCCCATCTTAAACGCAGAACCATCTTTCTTGCGAGTACATCCCCAACCAATCGTGATTGGAAGATTACCGGTAAGTGGATCTGGGTATGCATTTAATCTACATCCCTCAAACTCTTTGATTAACTTAATGCCCATCTGAGGAACATCATCACCACCTACAGGAGCTGCAGCAGCGGGAGCAGATGCTGGTGCAGCACTAGTCTTTTTTCCTCTATAAATCTCTGCCCAATCAATATTATCTTCTAGATACTTGACTGGGAGGTTATCTTCCAACCACTGAACTGCTTTGACGTGGTTGGGGTTCTTCTCGTCATAAAACTTGAAGAAGTTATGTAGATCGATTCTTGCCATTGTTGTCTCCGAAATACCGTTGATAAAGTTCGTTTGCTTCTACATGCTTTCCATTATTTGTAAGATCTCTAATCACTTTAAGCATCTTTCTTTTAAAATTAATCGAAGATTCTGCCCCATCCATCGTTTCCTCCTGGACACCAGCGATGCTTGAGCATTGCTTTGGCGTAAATAGTCTTCTTACCATTTGTTACTGGACCAGTGTAGTTATCATTACAGGAACCGTATGGGTCGTTACAGTAGTAACCTTTGCCATCTGGTGTCTTACCAATGACTACAACCATGTGCCCGCCAGTAGGTGCAGATAGAGGACCCCTGTGAAGGATACCAATAACAACTGGTTTCCCAGCATCAAGGCTACGATCAATATCAGCGAAAGAAAGATTGTAACTAAAGTGTGACTTAACTCCATAACCAGCCAGAACTTTCGTTTGTACCGCATGGTCAGTAGTATCGCCAATCGCAAATACTTTCTTGACATACTCATCATCACCTTTAATGCTTCCTGGCTTGAGGAAAGCAAGGCACATAGCACACGATGAACTGTTACAAGTTCTATGTGCATCTCTGTAGTTATCTACTTGATTGAAATAAGGAACATCCAGAACTGCGGGTGTAGGGGGCTTAGTTCTGTAAATACCAATCCAATCTGTTTCTGCATCATCTAAAAACTGAGAAGGAAGATTATCCTCTAACCATTGAACTGCCGCCACGTGATTTGAATTGTTCTCGTCGTAAAACTTGAAAAAGTTATGAAGATCAAGTGTCATCTTCGTCTCCTATAAACTCTAATGAGAAAATATCATGCTCTGGAATTTCTGAATCCAACCACTCACTAAATTCTGATTGAATTGCGTATGCGTTTTGATATTCATGTTCTTCATTTATATCACAAAGAGTATGAATACGATCAGTTGCCCAATCGTGGGTTAAACGAAGAGTCTCAATCAAAGTTACCATAATCTTTTCGCATGTAGCGTCCTAGAATATTGCTATTGTAGTACGCTGGTGTTCCATCGTCAAGTGATTCACTCAACACATTATTTAGAAAAAGTTGTTTTGTTTCTTCATAATTACAGTCACCTTTTGCTTTATGAAGACTCAATATTTCTCTACCGAAGATCTCTTTGCCGTGCTTTTTAATATCTTCTTTCAACTCAGGACAAGAACCATAATATTTCTTCCAGTCTGATTCTTGTTTTACTCTTCTTTTCTTTCCTGGCGGAGTTCTGAAAGACCAGAAGTATTTTCTTCCAATATATTTTCTACCGGTGGTCTTATTGCTTATACAGTAAACAAATCCAAAGTACTCACCAATATTATCAGTATCAAAAATTTCCCCATTATATTTCCAAGGATTATCATAGCTCATATAGTAATCATTAAGAGCTATTATTTATCCTTCAACGGGAACAAAGAGATTCTAGGTATGTTTTGGGATCTTGTCAAGCCCTTGATAAATACTCAATAAAGTCTTATAATAATGACTGTCTACGTCAATAATATAACCATTAATACTGGGGAATACTTTTCCAGAGACTTTTACTTGGACAATATTGACGGTACACCATTAAACTTGGTTGGATATGCAGCGTCTTCATATATTCGTAAGCACCCAGAAAGTTTAAATCCAACTGCAAAGTTTAATGTAGGATTTATTGACAGAAATAACGGAAGAATAAGAGTATCATTAGCATCTACCGTAACTGCCAGTATTAAACCTGGTCGGTATGTTTATGATGTTTTGTTTACTGATAACACGACTAAGAAGTCAATTGTAATCGAAGGTAATATTCTTGCAACAGAAGATGTTTCTACTGATTGTTTGTTTTTAAAGACTGATTATGCAAATAAATTTGGATTTATACCTTTTGATAATCAAACAGTTACTGCAAATGGTAATTATCCAAGTAACACAATTGATGAAATAACAATAAATGATATTAATGATTATGGGGTAATAATTTTTGGATATGCAGATAAATGTGGAACCCTACCAAACCTAGTTTCTTTTTTACAAAACCCAACTAACATTGATATAATAAATCAATATCTTTATCGTGGTGGTGTAGTTTGGTTTAGAGGAGAATGGCGAGGAAGCTTTGGAATTTGTGCTCCAGCTGCAGATCAAAATCTTGCTCTTGCTGCTCTTGGGACTAACATAAGAGTAAAGGGAGTTGGACATGTACCAAGCACAACTACAAATATATCTGGAAGCACGGTTCTTCCCGCAACACTAAACCACGATGCGACAAATGGATTGGATGGTGGAATAGCACTTTATGAATCAAGTAGTAATGGTTTTATTACTGTTGCATACGAAAAAGTTAATAATGGTGTAATATTTGTAAATGCAGATGTAAATGGAAGTTTTACAAGTCCATCAGATGAACTTTATGATGGTATAAGAGACTTGGTTACCGCCAATGAATATACCCCAACAGTAACTACACCCAATTATAACCCAAATCCATAAATACTTAAAAAACGATGTCGGTATATGTAAATAACCTTACTATCAATATAGGAACAGACTTTGTACAAACATATGATTTGTATCAGAGTGGTGGTAAGGTTATTGATCTAACTGGATATTCGGCAGCATCAAGTCTCAGAAAACACAGAGATAGTAATACATCGGTAAGTTTTGTTGTTGGATTTCCAGATAGAAAGAATGGAAAAATTAAAATATCAATTCCTAGTTGGACAACTACTAGACTAAAACCTGGTAGATATGTTTATGATATTTTGATGACAAAACCGAATGGTGATAAAGGAATTATTGTTGAAGGAACTATTCACGCAAGAGCAGGTATATCAACGGGTTGTTCCTTTTCACTACCGACTAGTTCTCAAAGACTTTGTATTGCTGTGATTGATGAAAGCGATAATCAAACAACTGGTGGAATGTCTCAAAGTTGGGATGTATTTAGATCTACATATCCAAATAGAACTTTTTATCTTCTACAACCAACAACCTTTGGATATGGTAATAGTGTAAATAATACTAACTATAGTGATTTAAGGTGCCCTGATAACTTCTTGACTGAAACAACTGTAAACGTCTCACCGCTGATCTAAAATGTCTCAACAAGGATTTCCAAACGGTGGCATAATGCCAGATGATGACGCAGATTTTACATATTCAAATATCATTACTACGGAAGCGGATATAAGAGCAGCTGCTCAGGAAATTGTAAACGAAGCTTACATATCTGGTAATATTGAATCAAAAGTTGCAGATACTGTTGCAACTAGTATTGAAGGGTTGGCAACAGCGGGATTAACCCTTGCACAATATTATATTCAGCAAGTTACATATCAAGGTAATGATGGATATGGCACAGAAAACAATCCTGTTGAAATTAATTACAGTTCTAATGTGAATGAATTATTTACAAAATCTCTTGGTTCTGATGCAAATCCTGATAGTATCTACCAAAGTTATCGAGCAAATTCTACAAATATAGATGGAGTTCAAAACACATTTTTTCATTTAGGAGCAGGACCTAATTCATTTAATTGGGATGCGAATGGAAATTTGACAATAACCGATACATATCTTTTTACGGGTTTAGATGATATTGGTGCAGCACCAACTGTGGATCAAGCAACTTCTCCTGGCGGTCTTCTTGCACAAGTTGCTAAATTTTTTATTGGTCTTGCTGCTGGAAGTTTTTTAACACCTCTTGCACAACTCAAAGGTGATATTAACAATATATCAAAAATGCTTTTCGGAGCATCAGCAGCAAACTATGTTGATGGAGGTGTTCCTTTTAACCTTGTTAGATGGGCAGAGGTAAATGGACAAAACGTAACTGATATTGGTCTTATTGAACCAATGAAGTTTCTCAAAAGATTTACCCCACAAGAATTATATGATAACAATCCCACACTTTTCTTTGATGCAGTTGCTAAAGGTTTGATACCATTTTCGGCATTACTTGCAATGCCAGATTTTATTTGCAATTCTATCGAAGTTGGTTCTGGACCAGATCCATTTGGATTTCTTCCAAATTATGCACCAGTTAATACAACTTTGCCCGCTGATCCTGATGACTGGACTTTTGGTGGGGGTGGAAATTATCCAAAACCCTTTACTAGTTTTGCACAAAGAATAACAGAGGCAAATCTTTCTCTTGGTCCATTTGCAATGGTAGATTTTAAAAATCCAACCACTAATGTATCAACAAGAATTTCTGGAAGAATATGTAATCTAGCAATAGTATGTAATGGTGCTCCTGGTGTAGTTGGATTTATAAGACAAAACTGGTATGGTGCAGATTTAAGTGGAACTGGTTATGGTGGTAACCTATTAAAGTGGCAGTGGTGGGAACAGGCAATAAAAACAAAATATACATTTCCATATGGTCACCTTCCAGGATATCCAGATGTCACAATAGAAGTTGCAACAGCATCTTATGCCGTTGGAGATGCTAATAACTTTGCACCAGATTTGCCAATACAAGAAGATTATACGCTTCTTCTTGGAACAGTTCTTGCAGCGGCAGCACTCGGAGCGATACTATAATGCCAAATCCAACTAGTAATAATAGAATTGCTTTTAAAAATTATTTAAGGGCAAACAAACAAAAATTCACAAGTGGAATACAAACTTGTGTTCTTGGAGATATCCAGAATGTAATATTAAGTATATCTTCTGGAATTGATACTTCACAAATAACAAGAGTTGTTATATTTGATGATGGAGAAAGAGTTGGATTATCAACAGTCTTAAATCAAAAACAACTGTTCTATGTTCCTGCACTACCAAATGATTCTATTGTTATTGGTGTTGGAACTGCGGGTGATGTTGGAATAAAATCTTACAGGGGATATAAGTTAGACTTTGTTGGAGATGGGCAAGGAATTAGATATGAGAATCAAATATTTGGACTAAACTCAGTAATCGGATTAGGTACAGATACTTCACTTACAGTATTAGGATTAGGTGGAGGTCTGTTCTTACCAGGTGATCCGCCAACTTATAGTATTACACAATCTGCAACAACAGTTAATGAGGGGCAAACAGTATCTTTTGCTGTTACTACTGCAAACGTAGGTTCTGGAACAACTTTATACTATAATATTATTGGTAATACTTCAAACGCAGACTTTTTAGATGGATCGTTAAGTGGTTCTTTTGTTGTAACAAATGGATCTGGATCTTTTTCAAAGACACTAGCAACGGATTCATTATATAATGAATTTACTGAAGGATTTAAAGTTAATATTTCAACTGGTTCTACAACTGGGGCAATTGTTGGAACATCAAATACAATATTTGTTACAAATCTAGGAGAACCATCATATACAATTGGTGTTTCAACAACAACGGTTAATGAAGGTGGATCAGTTAATTTTACACTGAATACAGTTAATGTTGGAGACGGAACTACATTATATTATAGTACTGGCGGCAGTATGGAAGCCGCTGACTTCTCCAATAATTCACTAACTGGATCTTTTAGTATTGTTGGTACAGGTGCAACAACTGGTATTGCAACAGTTACAAGAACCCTTGCAAATGATATCCTTACAGAAGGAAGTGAGTCATTTACATTTGTTGTAAGAACTGGTTCAACTAGTGGATCAGTTGTTGCAACAAGTTCAACAATTACAGTTGCTGATGTAGTACCAACATATTCAGTCACACCATCAGCAACATCTGTTAATGAAGGATCATCAGTAACTTTTACTATTACAACTGCTGGTGTTCCAAATGGAACCGTACTATATTGGACGGCATTACAAGTATCTGGAACTTTATCCGCTTCAGACTTTACTGACGCTGCTGTAAGTGGTTCATTTACTGTGAACAATAACACTGGAACGATTATTAGAACAATCTCGGCAGACCGTTCCACCGAATCGATTGATATATTTCAGATTCAAATTCGTAGAAGTTCAATTACCGGAACTGTAATTGCAACATCAGATTCAGTCACAATTAACGATACATCAAAAAATGTTGGATCTAATGCAAGTGGTCTTACATTTGGTCCCGTTCAAGTCAATAGGGACAATGGAAACACTGCCCTTGCTTCTGACTGGTATACAATTTGTGGACTTGAAAATATTCCAGAAGGATCGTCAATCGCATTGTTTATTGATAATTCTGGTAGTATGACCCAAGCAACCGTTCAGGCATCATATAATCTTTTAGTTTCAAAATTAAATGCAAGAGGCATAACAATTACCACAGTAACAAATTCAAATGAAGATTGGATTACTCCCTTCCTAGTTGATTTACCATAAATATTTCAAAAACCAATGGCAGTTACATATACGGCAAATTTAGTCATATATACGGGAACTGATTTTGATCAGACCTTTGCACTTGAAGATGATCAATCAAACAGCGCATTAAATTTGACTGGATATAGCGGATGTGCTCAACTCAAAAGATATGAGTCTTCGAGTAAAACTGCCGATTTTACAGTTGGTTTTGCTAATGATAGAACAACTGGTAGAGTTACACTTTCTCTTGGATCAACTACAAGTGCTGCAATTAAACCAGGAAAATATTTTTACGACTTACTATTAAACAGTCCCACTGGAACTACAACAAGAGTTGTAGAAGGAACTGCTTTGGTTAAAAAGTCTGTTACTAGATAATAAAAAAGAGGGTTGTTAACCCTCTTGAAATCATTTGTTTCTTTCTTCTGCCGCCTTTCGCATTGTTTGAAGTTCTTTCACAGTATCAGCAAGACTTTGCTTCTTAGGTGCTTCTGGTTTTAGATCAGGAGTTGGAGAAGTCGCTGCAACCTTATTGGACTTAGCAACATCTACCGCTGCCTTAACACCTGCCTCACCACCACCTGCTGCACGTGCAGCAGCAAGTTCTGCCGATGTTGGAGTTCTTCTTTCGTAAGAAGTTCCAGTAGCAGTTACATTCTTAGATTGAATGGTTGGTGGTTTTGGATTTGGCTTTGGAGCAGCAGGAGCAGTTGTTACTGCTTTTACTGTTGGTTTAGGTGCAGGTGCTGAGGGTCTTGGTCCAAGTCCCTCACGCTCAGGTGCTGGATTTCTATACATATCTGCGTGCCTTCTATCAAAATCTTTTGTTACGGCAGAAACATATGCATTATTTTTATCATCTTTTGCTAGTTGATCTTCTCCTCTAAGAACTCTATATCTAGCATATGCACCTATAACACCAGGATCATTGGAGACAACAGGAGCCCAAGTTTCAGGTTTTCCTTTTACCATTGCACCAGCAACGCCACCACGAGGTGCCATAATTTTATTTCTATAACCCGTTTGAGGAGTACCAAGTCTTGTCGTTCCAGTATTTGGAGTATAACCGCGTGTTGGGGTCGCCCTTGCTACATTCTTTGGAGTTGCTTCTGGTTTACCCCAATCCATTGGGTTCCAAGACCAACGCTCTTGAACAATACTCTGAATATGATCAGAATCCATTTGCAACATAACATAATGTGCTTCGGAAAGCGTATCAGCGTGTCCTTCTGAAAAGATATAATCTAGAACAATATCATATGCTTCCTTTTTAGTCTCTTTTTTAGAAAGAGGATTCTTAGAAAGTTCATCAGCAACTTTGTTAGTTTCTGCATCAGTACTTACCGTTACCTTAGGAGTTGGTGCTGGTGTAGGTGCTGGTGTAGGTGCTGGTGTTTGTGGAGCAGGAAGTCTGGACTTCATATCTCCCATCAGAGGATTAGTCGTAGCACTGGTTCCTCTTGTTCTTGCTCTTTCATCAGCAGCGGCAGCAAGTTTGGGATTGGATTTTCTCCAAATATCCATACCCATATCTCTGACTTTCGCCATCTCAGCGGGGTCTCCGCTCTTTCTAGCGGCCGCTGCTGCCTTCATATAATCTGCCACTGGGGAGGGTTTAGGGGCAGCAGGAGCGGGTGTTGGAGCAGGTGCTGGGGTACTTCCACCACCACCTCCTCCACCACCGCCACTAGATGGTTGTGCAGGTGCAGGTGAGGGTGTAGGGGAAGGTGTGGGAGAAGGTTTGTCGGGATAAGCAGTAAATTTACCAACACCCTTGTTATCATAAACGATGTAACCTCTTTTACCATCCGGAGATGTAGTAGGATATCCCTTACCTGGTGTTACATCCTGAGGTTTTCCTTGTAAATTGGTAATTCTTACAGGTTTTGGTTTTGCTGATGGTTGAGTAGGATAAGCAGTAAATTTACCTTCTCCTTTATCATTATATACAATATAACCTCTTTTACCATCCGGAGATGTAGTAGGATATCCCTTACCTGGTGTTACATCCTGAGGTTTTCCTTGTAAATTGGTAATTCTTACAGGTTTTGCCATTTTAGTGTATTGTAAAATTATGGTTTATTTTTATTTCCATTGTACTCTACTTGGGGGTGGAGTAGATGGTTGTGCTGGTTGTGCGTTTGGTTTTTCTTCTTTTGGTGCAATATTTACTCTAATTCTTGGAACAAGATCAGCCACACCTTGAGGTATTCCAAGTGATTTAGCACCTTCCCAACCAGCAATTGCTGTCCCAGTACGACGAATTCTAGATCCACTTCCAGGTTTTAAACCTGTTACCAATTCAAGACCTCTTTTTACATTTGAAAGTGCTTGACCATATGGACCTTTTGGTCCTTGTGCTGCTGCCTGAGCAGCTTGTTGAACTGCTTGCTGTCCAGTTTGAGCAGCAGATTGAATTCTTTGTCCAGTTTTACTTAAAATAGGTCCAGCAGTTTGCGTTACTGCTGTTCTCCCAATATCAAGTAATCCAGTTGCAGCTTGACGAATTTGTGGATTACCTGCTGTTCTTCTCGCTTTATCTATTAAATTTGAAAGTGTCCCAACATTTACCTCAAATAAATCAGCAGATTCATTAATACAAAATTCGTATAAATGTTCTTCGGTGATTTCGTTAGCATTATACCCATCTTCTACTAAACAATCAATAATTTGTTCAGAAATAACAATAGTTGTGAAAATATCAGTAAACCAAGCCTCACCTAAATGAGGAATCATATTTTTTGCTTGCTGTTTAGTTTCAACAAAACCAGCAATAACCAAGTAATTCTCTATTGATTCACATAAATTTTCTTCATTAATTTCAAAAACCTCTTCAATTTCATCAATAACAGTTTCCTCTTGTACTACTGTTGAATCTGAGTAAATTGACTTATATGCTTCTGCAATTCCTTGCGTTACGTTTGGAGACATTTTAAAAAAAGAATTATTTCTACTTAGAAATATTTATAATTTAAAATGATCTACCAAGCATTTGGGTGTATCCAGTTGGATTTGATTGATATGCTTTTATATGGTGTTTTGATATTTGTCTGTCTACTGCTTTAACTCTTGGATCTTCTGTTGGATCTACCCACTGTAAAGCATTAGAAACTGCTGGTGGAGTTAATGCAACAGCAGCACCATACAATCTACCAATAGGACCAGAAGTTGATGGTGATGCTGCCTTTACTGCACCAGATGCTCTTGCTACCGGACCTATTGCTCTCCACAATGTCTTTGTGAGTGGGTTTCTAATCAATGGACTTTTAGATGCAGATTGTAAAGCACCCTTAATATCTACTTCTTGTAGATCATAAGCTTCTGCACAAAATTGCTTAAAAGTTTTCATTTTTTGTCTCCTTGTTGTGATCTCTGCCAATTACCATAAGTTCTTCCAGCAGACTTAACAAAATCAGTAAATCCTTTTCTTACATTTGCTGGAACTTGTGCTCTGATTTCCTGTGGTACTGCCTTTCTAATATTAGTAAGAACACCCTGAGTTGTTACTTTTTTCTTTGGATCACCAGTAATTACATTATATGCTTTTGATCCTAACTCAGCACCAACTGTTAAACCAGCAGTTGCACCAATAGCAGATCCAATTGGACCAGCAACTGATCCAAGAGTACCTCCAACTACACCACCCAAACCACTTCCGATTGCTCTTGCTGCACCAGCACCAACCGATCTTTTTTGGCTACTGCCCATTGCCCTAGCAATATCATATCCCTTATTCGCTTCAATTCCAGTTCCAACAACACCAAGTACTTTTCCAGCAGTTCCAAGACCTTTCATCATCTTTGCTCTTTCTGCTGCTTTTTCAGCAGCAATCTCAGATCTGACTTGCTTCGCTGCCTTAACTACCACATCAGCAAGTTTTTGGGACTGTGTAGTTTTTGATAATGAACTTACTGCTGGTTTTGGTGCTGATACTGCTCTCAGAGTTCCCAAATTAACAGTTGGTGCTTTATACTTATCTAAATTTAATTTTGGAAGCGGTTTTACTTTCGGTGATGTTGTTGCAGTAGCAATTGTAGGTTTGCTTGAAGAGGCAGTAACTTTTGGTCTGCTAGTAACAACACTAACATTGACTGGTTCAATTTTTGCACCAACCATTTGACCTGCTCTTGGTTTACCGAGAACACCAGTTCTTCCAGGTCCTCTTTGAGGTCTAATCGTTTGTGATTCACCTGGTCTATTTGATACCAAAGGACCAGCAGGTTCAGTGCCAAGTTTTAAACCTGGCAATGTTTTTGGTTTTGGTTCTGCAACTTTGGTTCCAGGAACAGTCTTTGCAGTTACATCAACAGTAGATGTAGATGCTCTTTGAGTAGTTTGTGCTTGACGATATGCTGCCTGCTTTTGTGATACTGCCGCCTGACTTACTGGTTTTGGTTTTGATGAAGTTGTTACAGTTTTCGATGGTTTCCATGGATCGGGAGTTGCAGTTGCTGACTTTCCTCGAATCATACTTGAAATAATCTCATCTGTCGTTGTTCCAAGTTCCTTTGATGATTGATTAATAAAATCTCTGAGTGCTCTTTCTCTATGTCCTGGTGAAGGTCCTATTGGTGGAACTAGTTTTCTCATTCCACGTTCAAATGTCTTTTGACCTCCACTAGAACCACCTGGCATATCCCAAGGATTGGGACCAAGAAATCTATTTGCTCTTGCTTGTCTCTTTTGAGTCACAAAAGATGGTACAGTTCTGGTATCTAAACCACCAGATCTTGCACCAGCAAATCTTTTTGCCGCTTCAATCTCACCCTTTACTTGAGAAATAGTTTTAGGAGATTTCTGAACAGTTGCTCTGCGACCTGGTTCTTTTGGTCCAGGTCTTTTTGTGTACATTGGTTCACCCTGAGCATCATAACCAGATGGTTTACCATACCCAGAAGTAGTTCTCTTTTCTTCTATATTAACAGCAAAATTCTGAAACGACTTCATCGCCTATTGACTACCTTTTTAGGTATTTATAAAAAAAGAGGGTCCGAAGACCCTCGAGGGTCCGAAGACCCTCACTTTACATCATCATCAAGTTTACCTAACCACTCTTTTTCATAATCATAATCACCAAATAAGAACTCATCACATTCTGCCGCTTCTTTATATGCGTTCAATATTTCTTCTTTATTCCACTCAAAGTTGGAATCCTGAGAAGGTATTTTCTGTGACATCTTGTTTGATTCCTCCGACAATATAGGATTCAACTTCGGTTTCCTGTGGTGCCACTTGAAGACCCTTCGAAGAAATCCAATGCTCTGTCCAAGGAAGTGGATTATTTTTTGCTGAAATATCATAGAGTGGTTTAAGTCCAATTGCTTTCATTCTACGGTTTGCAATCCATTCGACATACTGTTGCAACAGTTTGTCATTGAGACCAATCATCGAACCATCTTTAAACAGATATTCTGCCCAGAGTTTCTCCTGGTTAACAGCATTTTCAAAGGTCTTATAAACCCATTGCTCCTCTTCTTTGGAAATACGTGCCATTTCAGGATCATCACCTTCTTTCCATTTATTCATAATGTTCTGGGTGATAACCAGATGCTGGTTTTCGTCACGTGCGATCAGGGAGATGATTTTTGCACTTCCTTCCATAAGTTTGAGTTCGCCAAACGCAAAACTGCAAGCGAAACTGACGTAAAAGCGAATACCTTCAAGAATATTAACGTTTGCAACTGCTCGGAAAAGTTTCCGTTTGAGTTCATACCTTGCCTCTTGTGCGTATGGAACTTGTTCTAATGCGTGAATCCACTCATTTGAAGTATCATACTGATGGGCACTGTTAATGAAGTCATTGTATGCCTGAGTTACACTCACGGCACGTTCCATAATGCGATCTTCTTTTAGAATCGTATCAAAAACTTCAGATGGATCTGAATATACATTCTTGATAATATACGTGTATGAACGGGAATGGATCATCTCCATAAACTCCCAAACTTTCATACACGCTTCCAGTTCAGGAAGTGAACAGTATGGAGCAAATGCCATACCAGGTCCACGACCCTGAACAGAATCCAACATAACCTGATATTTCAGATTACTAGTAAAGATATGCTTTTGCTCTGGACGAAGGGATTGATAATCCCCACGATCCTTTTGGAGGGAGACCTCCTCAGGTCTCCAGAAATATCCCAATTGTTGTGTTGTGAGTTTATCAAAGATTGGATACTTATAAGAATCATATCTCTGAATTCCAAGGGGTTGTCCAAAAAACATTGGTTGTTTTTTGGTGTCTACTTCCTGAGGATTGAAAACGGTCATCGATTCGACCATTGATTTTTCCTCCAAACCTGTTTTAAATCTTACAAGACTCACAATCTTCCTCCTCTGTTTAAATTAACTTTTGGAAAAATTCTACACATTCTATTTACCTCCAAAAAATATTTGGGTTTCATAATACATTTCTTCTTCATAAGCAACATAATCACTTTGAAGATAGTTAAAGAACTCTCCGTCTTCACTTCTCATAGTATAGCACCATTCATCAAAGATTTCTCCAATCCACCACCAACCAACTTGGAGTTTCTCAAAGAAGTTCATAGGTCTATTATATTTTAACATAACTCCACCTATATCCTTTACAGTGATTGAATTTTCCTTCACAGGTATATTTAATGTTAGAAGGATTTGTTTCTACAAATTTAGCAGCATCACTAATAGATTGAAACTCTCTTAAAAAGTTTCCTTCAATATCATACTGGAATACTTTGGTTCTTTTTATGTTTGGATTGTTTTTTAGTGTTTGAGAAGTTTTAGATTTACTTTCTTCTTTATGTGATTTTCCAGCAAATCCACAAGGAGATGGTTGTCCCTTTCTCATTTTACTCCACTTTTCTTTTTGTTCTTCGGTATGTGTTTGATTGTAGAATGAATTTTTATGTCCCACAAACTTTCCTTTTCTTTTTAAAGATAAAAGTTTTCTTGTATCTTCCGTATGAGAATATCCAAGAATTCCTCCATCACCACCAAGAGTTTGATTATATTCTGGATTTAATTTGGAAATCCATTCAATTTCTTTTTCTCCAAGAATGTTAGTGTCGCACCTATCCAACTCTTCAATAATAAAATTATCTTCGCCATACTTTCTTATTGCTTTATGAAAGTGAGTTGTTGAACCATTTTTAGAAGCATAGCAGTGATTATAAAATCTTATTGATAATGATTTTATGGTTTTACCGATATACTTCTTATTATTAATTTTATTAGTTATTAGATAGATACGACCAGACATAAAATATTATTAAAACCTATTACTATTTATAATAACAGGTTTTTACACTTTCGTCAAATTTTACAACTCTCACAATCGTCTTCTTCGGCATTAGAAAGTTCCATAAGAAGTGATTGGAGGTCTTGTTTTTCTTCAACTACTTCATCAGTTTTATGGTCGTAAGTATTTTGATAATATGCTGTTTTCCAACCATAACGATAGCAAGTCAAAAGGTCTTGTGCCATTACCGAAGTAGGAACTTCATTATCGGCATAATTCTCTGGATTATACGACCAGTTTCCAGAAATCGCTTGATCGAAGAACTTTTGCATAACAGCAACAATATTGATATAACCACGATTACTAGGCATATCCCAGAGAAGCGTATAGTTGTTTTTAAGAGTCTGATACTGCGGGACAATCTGTTTGAGAGGACCCTTTTTCGACTTCTTAACGGACAAGTATCCGCGAGGTGGTTCGATTCCATTGGTTGCATTTGACACAACGGAACTGCTCTCCGATGGCATCTGTGCGGACAATGTTGAGTTCCGTACCCCATATTGTAGAACCTGTGCTCTAAGAGACTCCCAATCATACTTCAATTCGTTTGGAACGATTTCATCAACATCCTTCTTGTATGTATCAATTGGTAGAATACCCTGAGAATACTTAGTGCGATGTGAATACTCACAAGCACCCTTTTCTTTCGCAAGATTTACTGTTGATTGAATCAGATAGTATTGGAATGCCTCAGTGAGATCGTGTACCAGTTTCCAGGCACCAGGATCATCGTAATGTTCGCCGTTCTTGGCAAGATAGTGTGCCAGACCGATAAAACCTATACCCAGAGAACGACGTGCTCTGGTGGCGATTTCTGCTGCTCTGACGGGGTATCCTTGAAAATCAATAAGTTCATCCAGAGAGCGCACAGAAAGATCGCAGAGAACTTCAAGGTCTTCAAGGTCACGGATTTTCCCGACATTGATTGCACTAAGAATGCAGAGAGCGATTTCACCATCAGTATCATCAATATGTTGAAGTGGTTTAGTAGGAAGAGTGATTTCCTGACACAGATTGCTCATCTCAACTTTATCCAGGAAAGATGAGTGAGAGTTGCAGTGGTCAATATTCATAATGTAAATACGACCAGTTTCTGCACGTTCTTTTAGAAGATCCAGAAAGAGTTCTTGAGCTCCGATAGTTTTTCTTGGAACAGATGTATCTCGTTCGTAAGATACGTATAACTCGTCAAATCGATCAGTGCCAAAAGCATCATACAAACCAGGAACGTCGTGTGGACTGAAGAGTGATACTTCTCCGTTTTGAATGAATCGTTCATAGAAGAGTTTGCTGATTTGGATACTGTAGTCTAACTTACGAACACGGTTATCTTCGGTTCCTTTGTTATTTTTTAATACTAGGATATCTTCGATCTCTTGATGCCAGATTGGGAAGTGGACCGTCGCACTTCCTCCTCGTATACCATTTTGCGTGCAGCAACGGACAGTGCTTTCAAACTTTTTGAGAAACGGTACAACGCCAGTGTGCTGGACTTCGCCACCTCTAATCCTACTGTTGATACCACGGATTCGACCTGCATTGATACCGATACCCGCCCTTTGTGCAACATATCTGCCAATAGCCATATCGCTAGTAAAGATACTATCGAGGGTGTCATCAACATCAACAAGGACACAGCTAGCGTATTGTCTAAGCGGCGTTCGCACTCCCGCCATGATGGGAGTTGGAATGTTGATTCGGTGTCTGGAGATTGCATCGTAGTACTTTCTAACGTAGTCTAAACGTGTTTCCTTAGGATACTTGGAGAAGATAGTCGCCGCAATCAAAAGGTACATAAACTGTGGCGTTTCATAAAGTGCCCCAGTGCTTCTGTCCTGCACTAGATACTTATCAACGACCTGACGTAGACCAGCATAAGTGAACAGATAGTCACGACTATGATCAATGAACGACTCAAGTTTATCAAACTCTTCATCAGAATAAAGCGATAGAATCTCTGGGTCATACACTCCTCTACCCACACAACGCTCTACGTGCTGCTTGACGGTAGGACATTCATGCATCCGACCAAACAACTGCTTACGAAGGGCAAACAGCAGCAGACGGGCAGCAACGAACTGATAGTTAGGATGATCGAGGTCAATCAGGTCGGAAGCAGAGCGAATCAGAATTTCCTGAATCTCTGCGGTTGTAATTCCGTCATAAAATTGGATTCCAGACTGCATCTCAACTTGTGATGCAGATACATTTGCGAGGTCCTTACATGCCTCTTCCACCATAATGTGGAGTTTATTTAAATCAAGGGGTTCAGTTTTACCGTTCCTTTTAACGACTTTCGTTCCGTTGCTCATATTTTCTTCCAGTTGTTAAACTTAATTTTTGCTTCTAAACCTGAGTAGGTATTTGATTTTAACACATCCATAACATTAAGTCCAGCGAGCACCATATCATTGATATCTTTTTGCTCAATGGATGTTGGCCAGATAATCACTTTGTCGCCTCTGTTGATGGTTTTTGATATTCGGTTGACGATTTCTCGATTGCGAGGTTCGTTATCAAAAACGTAAATATAATCGCCCCAACCAAACGACCCAATATCAACGTCGGACCCACACATAGCAACAGCATTTTGTACAAACGTGGAGTCGAAGGGTCCTTCAACAATATAAATGGGTTTCGAAGAATCCACTTGGTCAAGACCGTAAATTTTTGGGGCATCATCAGAAAGCATCACAGTGATATATTTAACAGGGTTTGGACCTAGTGCTCTTCCCTGAAAACCAATCAAGTTACTGTCAGCATCATACATTGGTATAATAATGCGACTCTCATCCCTACCGATAGTGTCGAAAGTAACTTTTTGGGAGTTTGTCCATTCTTTAAATTTGTGAGCAAAATAAAACTTTTCAGGATCAAGTTGCCGTTTTTGTAGGTATTCTTTGGCGATTTGTACCTCAGATGCTTTGGGTAAATCCAGTTTCTTTTTAAAAACTGGTTTAGCAAAATCAAACTTGGGTTCCTCTACGACGAAACCTCTGCCAGTATGACCTTCCTTAAACTTCTCCATCGTGTACTGCTTGTACAGTACGGCATCAAGTTCTTTGAGAAAGTTGTTGAAAGACATACTAGCACCACAGTTGTGGCACTTGAAGTTGGTGTTATTCTTCACGGGGTATAGATACCCCCTTGTCTTGTTTTTATTCTTCTGGGAGTCCCCACAGATAGGGCAGCGGAAGTTGTAGAGATCCGCTTTGACCCTCTTAAATTTTTGAAGACGTGATGAAACTAATCCAATATACTTGGAATCAACCAAATCCATTATGAAGGGAGTATTACTTCGTTCTTTCTATTGTAGCAGGGGTTTGATTGTGAGTCAACAACTTGGGAACAAAAGCATTGATTGTTCCAATAACAACAACTGCCACTGCAAGAACTCCCCCAACTTGCCATCTAAACTTATAAAGACCATCTAATTTAGTTTCTATATCTTCTACTTTTTTACAAAGTTCATTATCATCTTTACCACATTGTTCTATTCTTTCATCATGAACCGCAAGCATTTTGCAAATGTTTTGGTTAGTTTCACTCAGAGTTTGAATCGCAGAATCAACTTTCTCAATGATTTGTTCGTGTGCTTTAAATCTTTCTTGTAGCACAGCAATTTGGACCTTTGAGTCGTTGCTAAACATTTTAGGTCTTCCTCTTCTTCTTTCTTGTTTGTCTCACAAGATCTCTAAAAAATATATTCCATCCCCTTTCTTTTCTTCTCCTTAAATCTACTGGTGGATCATCACCTGCTTCAACTGTCCCTGCAATTCCACCAGCACCAACACTCATAGTTGGACCACCCTCTTCTTTAAGAGTGTGAACAATATCAATTATCTTATCAATATCCATTAGATTGTTTGCAGTTGTTTTAAACAGTTTTCATCCACACTAATTTCATTAAGTTTAGTTTTTGGATATTCTGGAACTCTATTCAAAAACACCAAAAAACTTTTGATAGGAGACCAAAGATCTTCTTCCAAATGATAGAATAATAGAGGAATAGTCGCATCATCAAAGACATTAAACAGAACAATGAGGTGATTCAATATTAAATGAACCTTCAATTCCCCAGTGTTCTTATATCTCTTCAATAACCTTTTGATATAACGAATGCGTTTTAAATCCGACTCAAAATCATCTCTGGTGACTGCCTGAGGATTATTGTAGAATTTTATCGCAAAGAGCATATAATTGCCCTCATTCAACTCATTAAATCTCATACCATATTATCAGGCGTCTGGATACTTAGCGTCGTCTGCGGCATCAGTAGTAATCATACTTCCAGCAACAAGAGTTTCTGTCTTAACTCTTAGGTTTCCGTGCATATCAGTATAAGTAGTGACTCCTACCCATCCAGCGTGGGCAGGTGCATACTTACGTGCATCACCAGTTGCAGCATTTGCAACCGTTTGTTCGGTAGTGTCAACACCAAATACACTAGAAGTTCTATTTGATTTTGCATTAGGTGCATCATAACTTACATCACCCAATGTGTAGATTGGGAGTTGAGTAATGAAATACGAAGCACCAGCAGCAATGGTAGTGATTCCCGAAACAAAATAATCAGCAGAATGAATTGTTAAAGAAGTATTTGAAGTTACTGATTTTACAACAGCATATCCAAATGTGGCACCAGCGCCAACTACAAGAATATCTCCCTCAGCAACACCCGCTGTTGAGAAGGTTGTAGCAGCACCAGTTACAGTTAAAGTATTGAAGTTAACCGCGATAGTGCTTGTATTAGCAACGAGATCTTTATTGCCCCAAAGAGACATGTTTCCTTACCTATAATTCTTTATATTGATATTTATAAAAAAAGGAGACCTTTACTTTTTGGTCTCCTTACGCAATACTATTTTTAAAAAATTAGTCGTAAGATCAAGTAATCCATTTTCTTCAAATCTTTTTGTTTTTGCTAACCATTCGGATGCAGTTAACAATAGACCAAGAACAATGGTTACTCCCCAATTAGTTAGGAAGCAAGTAATCATGCTTGTGGTGTAAAGAGTTTTTCTTTAACCAATTCATAAACAACATTATCAATACTATTATCCGTGCTATCAACATACTTTTTAAGTAGGTCGAGAACAAGACTTTTTACTGCTGGATGTGTTGCAATTTGAATCAGAAGTGGTTTTACCACTGCTACTACTGCGCCCATAATGTCCTCCGTAAGAGAGTATCCTGGCTTATTTATGAATATCTTCTTCCGTCTGCTCTACCACTTGCTCTTTGCTCAGCAGCCTTTCTTCTCATTCTCTGTTCAACTGTTTCCTTCTTGCCTTTTCTTAGAGCAGCATTATGTCTTTCAACTTCAGAACCACGTTCGGTTGGTTCATCAAACTCTCTTTCAGAAACTAACTTTCCTTCCAATTCATAAGATGCTAACTGCAATCTAGTTCCAGATCTTTTGGGAAGAGGAGTTTCTTTTTCTCCGGGCAAGTGAGGACGACCACCAGGTGCTTTTGGAGTTCCTGGTCTATTTTCTCCAGGTAAAGCTGGACCAGTTTGCTCAGTTGTAACCATAACAACAGGATTCTTAGCACCCATTGCTCTTAATTTATTTTTAACCAAGTTAACCTTTGCATAATCTCCACGAGTATCTTTCTTCTCTTCATCCGCTGGCGAATGCATTGCCTCTTCTACCTTTTCAGGCATTCCTTTGTGCTTGGTTTTAGCAAACTTCTTCGCTTCTTTTTTAGTCATACCCTTAGCAGCAGCTGCTACTTCTGGTGACATTGGTTTTGCACCTTTCTTAACAGCATAAACCATTCCCATAAAACGCTGCTGTGCCTTACTCTTCGATCTTTCGGTTAGAACTTCACCTTCTAGTTCAGTATGGGCATAGACATTTTTTGGTTTTGTATCAAGTTGAGTTCCATCTTCTGGTGAAATTTTAATTACACCAGAGGCATAATTATCAACACCTTTTCCAGTAATCTGTGATTTATTCTTACCTTCGGTACTATCAGTCCCTTCTGTCCAGAGATAATCCTCTTTTGCAATTGCCTTACCAATTGCTTTACGACGATTCTTTAAATACTTGTCCGACTTATCAGTATCACCGTCATTATCAATGTCAGCATCTTCTTGACCAACTGGATCAAGTGATTCTTTTCTTGTAGCAATTGCAGCACCAATAGCAGCGCGACGCTTCATAATGTACTTATCATTTGGATCATTGCGCTTACCATCATTATCAACATCAGCATCTTCTCTTCCAACTGGATCTAATTTCTTTCTTCCTTTTCTACCGCCACCACCAGTTGCACGAGCAGTTTCTTCACCTCTCTTTCTTTCACCTTCTCTTGGTTCACCATACTCAGTCAACTCAACTTTTAGACCCTTTGATCTAAGTTGAGTAATTTTTTCACGAGTTCCGTATCTCACATATGAGTTACCAGTCTTAGGATCAGTGACTCTAATCTTATACTTCTTATCACCAACAGCATTTAGTTCTTCCAAATAATCGAGAACAACTTCCCCTTCATTAACACCCTCTACAAAAACCTTAAACATTGCATTTGCAATGCTAGTTGCAGCAGCGTCTTCGATTGTTGGAATGAAATCTTCTGCGACAGCAGCTTTTTTAGATACCATCTGTCTTGCTCTTGCCTTTACAGCAGGGACTGCGGTTGACTTTGCAATTCTTTCAAGAACCATTCTTTCCTGCATTGTGGCATCTGCTTTTTTCCCTGCCAACATTTTTTTCACTTCATATCGAGAATCATAAACAAGTTGTCTTGCCTTCTTCTCAATAGAAGCAGCAGCATCTCCCATAGGTTTTGCTGCACCACCTTTTCTAGATGGAAGTTCCTCAAAAATATTGTTACTCATTGGAGAAAGATTGATTACTTACTTTTTTCTATACTTATTTATGAATTGTCTTCCCCAAGTATGTCCAGGAACCATACTCTCAACGTATTTCCTGTAAGCATCAGTTCCAACAAGTCTTTGATCAGCAGGAACACCACTTCTATTTGTAAGTTTTGCTTCCATTACATCTTTAATCCAAGACTTAAACATAATATGATCTTCGGTAACACAGATAAGATAGTTGGTTCCTCTACGAATAATACGACCAATCAATCCGGTGTTTAGATTTTCAACCAACTGACCAATGTTAAAGATTGATTCTTTAACGTAATTTTCACGTAGAGTTTTCTGATCAAACTTAGGAGCAATCTCCCAAACTTCTGCTACTTGGTCTTGGATGCCCATTGCAGCACGAACCGTATCGAAGACTGCTCTTGCATCCTTTGGTCTCATATCAGGTGGCATACCTAAACGGAAAGTTTTAAAGTCTCCTTCGGAAGCAGCAAGTCTCATTCTTGATGCAGAAAGACCTTCTACACCATCAGAATCTGGATCACGATCACCAGCAGAAACTACTTCAATATTATCAAAGGCATAGAGATTACCATTATAATTGTTGGCAAGTTTATTGAATTCATTAACTCGGTCAGCACCACCAACAATTCTTACATTCGTATATCCATCATTATGTGCTTTTTTGAGAACATCAAAAATAGTTCTGGTATTTGCATCATTTACAATTCTTTCACTATGCTGAGGGAACATCGATCTCATCAGTGCAACTTTTGTATCAGCATCAAGCGGATTCTTTTTCTTGTCCTGAGTGCGAGAAGGAATAATCATATAATCACTGCCTTCCTGTTCTGCAGAAGCAGCAGCAGTATCCATTAATTGAAGATGACCTAAATGTGGAGGATTGAAACGACCAAACGCAATCGTCAGTGTTCCTTTTGTTTTTTCTACTGGTAAGAAATTAACAGGTGGTGCTTCCTGAGCAACTTGTTGTTGAGGTGCAGGTGCTTGTTGTTGAAGTGCCGGATCAACAAAGTTTGGATTAGAAATATTCTTTTCTGTTTCTGTCTGAGCAGGGTCTTTACCGACTGCCTGACGCTTATTATAAAACTTTAATCTACCCTTTTCAGTTTTGGCAACAAACTCACCGTCTTTATACCACCCACCGTGCCCATCACCCTGTAAACCAAGTCTTGCCGCTTGTTGAGTAGCGGTGGTTTCAGTTAAAAATTGGAAAAAACTTTTCATTACTTACGGTTCTTCTTTCTAAGTTCGGTAACTATTGCCCTTTCGTTCGCAATAATGTAATTCAAGACACTTTGTCTAATCTTTATATATTTATCCTTATCTGGTTTCCTCTTTTTTAAATCAATTTCTTTCTGCATTGATATAAGAACGTGCAAAACAAAATCTTTAAAGTCTTTTCCTTTAAAAGTTTTGACTAATGGATTGATATAATTTTCCATTTAACTTACCTGGAATCCAATTCTATCTTCTGTTCTTGTTGCATAGTTTGACGTTCTTAGATACAAGTTTCTAACAATAGAAATTCCTCCACCACCAGATGCGGTAAAAGTTGGACGACCAGTGGTTTGATTCAATCCTAGTTTAACATAGATTATCCTAGATTGGTTTAAAAATTCATTAAAAATTTCTTTCAATACCCTATTCTGGGTTCCAGATCTTGACCACTTTTCTATAAGTTGCTCACACTCATATCTAATTTCACCATATGTGACATTTTTTATATTTGTTTTACTTTTTTTACTGGGCATGTGTAAGTTTATAAAATTCTGCCAAATACTAGGATCAACTAATTTAGTATCTGATTTAGATTTAGATGTGTAATTAGAAATAATATCAGAAATACAAGAACTAGTTATTTCTCCATTGCTTTGTATAATTTGCCAAGTATAAAATGGACCTTGAATAACTGCATTTCTATTTCTTTCATTTGCTAGTGACTGCAATACTTGATATTCTTTTGTAGCAACTAAATTTGTACTTTTAATATAAGGAATAACAAACTGAGGTTTAACTTGATTCGATACTCCTCTTGCCGATTTTGCAGATATTAAATATTCAGTATTTCCAGAAACTAATTTGTAATCATAAAGTGCTGCTGATCCACCAGGAACATAAATGCTTGCACCACCTAAACCAGCAGTTTCAACTATATTACTTAAAATTCCATCTCTATTTTTTACACAGGCAATTGGTCCTATAACCTCACCATAATAACTTTCAATTTCCCCCCAAGGAAATTCATCCATTTTTATTCCAAAATAATTACCATATCCATTATTGGCATAATCAAGCAATTCATAAAGATAGTCAAATAACTCACCAGGAATGTCATTTCTGCGATTGAGTGCATTAACCAACTCATTATAATAATCAGTAACAGAGAAAAAAGTTCTATTACTCAAACCAAAACTAGAAGGTCTCAACAAAACTGATTGTCTTTCAGTTCCAGGTTTAACAAAATAATCGACATTTGCATAAAAGACTTCTCCATCATCAGTTCTAAATGCTGCTCTCAAATGATCTTCGGTTAAAGAGTCGATATAAGTTACTTGCATTCCAGCGTTTACAGCACCTGCTGCCTGATATGTACCATCTTCAGACTTAGTGTAGATGCTCACATTCTTTTTTACTGACGTTCTATGATCACTTCCTTTCCAATTTCTTTGGAAGTTTATAATACCAGAACTTGCCATTTTTGAATTATTTAGTGCCCGTGAGAAGATTCGAACTTCCACTGTATGGATTCTAAGTCCACCCTCTCTACCGTTGGAGTACACGGGCAAAATGGAGAATAGGAGACTCGAACTCCTGACACCCGCCTTGCAAAGGCGATGCTCTACCAACTGAGCTAATTCCCCAATAAGACCCCTAAGGGGTCAAATATTTAGAACACTAACGTTAGTGTACCATATCCCAACAATGCAGCGATCAACCAACCCAGAACTTTGTAATAGGTCTTGATAGGAGTACAAAAGTATTGTTGACCGATCAGTAGACATTTATGCATCGGTGAAATAATGTATCCAGCATACTCTACACACAGGAACCATGTCAAGTATCCAGGACCGAATGCTTTGGCGAGCAGAGCAACGATACCAGCATATTTACCAGAGGATCCCATAGCGAATGCTGCGAGGAAACCAACCACAGAAACAGCAGCAAGAGCAGAAGTTCCTTGTGCAGCAGTGAGTTTGAGATACTCCATCACAGGTTCTTTGAGTTCACCCATGACTGCTGCGAGAGCAAGAACAAGAGCAGCAAACCCAGCAAACTTCCAGTTGATATAACGACCCCACTTCCAATCATTGCAAATGAATGAATAGTAAGCAGCCAGACCAGTAAACCATACAGAGAACAGGTAAGGCATATCAGGATCACCGTAGCAGACCAGGAACCACATCGTAGCAACAATAGGTGCCCAACCTTTCAGAAGACGATTCCAACTAAAGGTGCGAGTTTCTTCAACGATTTCTACGTCAGTTTCTTTGACGTATTTGAAGATGAATACCCCAGCGAACACCATAACAATCATCAGAGGAACAATCGTATATCCCATGTATTGAGTATACGACATTCCTAATGCTGCCATCGGAAGCACAACAGTCTTTTCAAGTGGCGACCACCAGTAATAGTGGTGAGTAGAAAGATAATCTACGATACCAAACTTGGAACGGGATTGTGCTTTGTCACTTGCGATGGAATCCAAAAGGGGAGCTGACATAACAACTCGCCCTTCAATAGGTAGTACACCACCAGCAAGAGCAGTAGCAGCAACAACTAAACGATTTGATTTGAATGTATTACGAAGTGCTACGAAGACTTCATTCAGCACACCGTATTGTTTGACTAGACCACCAACAATCATAATGCCAATGATGTAAGGGAGAAAGAGCTCCTTCTCCCAGATACCTATCAATAAATCCATTACTCTACAACTGAACTAATTTTTTCATCAAGATCAAGAATCACTGCACGAATATCAGAAATTCGAGGAGGAACACTTGATTCATTATATGTATATCCTTGTTGGGCATCAAAAAGAATTTGACGAACTGCCGCAGCAGATCTGACATCCATTTTGATTGCCACTTGCTTTTGTTTAGTCATCGGTCATCAGAAGCACGGTTTTCGGAGAAGTAAACATCAAAAGCACCTTCTGGATAACGCTTCAGAAGTTTTTGCACATTACGAGCAACCACATCATCGAGTGTAACACCAAGTGCCATACAAGCTTGGGCAACGTACCACATAATATCGCCCAGTTCGATAATCAGATGTTCACGATTATCTTCATTGTATGGTTTACCCTGAAAAACCATCTTCTTAACGATTTCCATAAACTCACCACCTTCGGCATTGATACCAACGGCAGCAGTCAGAAGACGCTCAATGTTTGCACCCTTTTCATCAAGTTCAACCAGACGGTCGGAGAGAGCAAGAAAGTCCTTAGATGCATCAGAAGTTACAGCATCCACAAACTCAGCATACTTATCAAAATTAACGTGTTTAGCAGTTTCCATTAAAATTTAAATCCTTCAAACGACTTTTTAGGTTTCTTGTCTTCGTAATCATTATACTCATCATCCTGCCCACTGTCAAGTATGTCCTTCTGGGCAGTCTGTTCACAATCATACAGTCTCATTTTGGCACGATCAATGCCCACAATGAAACGCTTGTAGATAGTTGGGTCATTGTAACGATTCTTCAATTGCTTCACCATAATCTGCCCCAACTGTTCCAGTTCTTCTGTGCTAATAAGGGCAAACATAAGATCAGCAGTAGCAGGGAGACCAAAGGACTCGCTAGTATCAGTAAGTTCAACATCAGAAGAACCAAAACCACTGCGGGTGGTCTGAGTAGCGGAGACAATCGGTACATTAAATTCGACGGCGAGTCCTCTAAGTTCCTCAGCAATCGCTTTAATATACGAATATGAATTGACAGAAAGGTTTGACTTATATCTACTGGAAGCACATATATTAAGGTAATCAATGAAAATAATATCAGGTCTAAATGACTTCTTAAGTGCAAGTTCATTAAGAAGTGCTTTAAAATGTCCACTATGTGCAGAAGCAGTGGGATATTCCTTAATTATAAGAGTACCCTGAGTTTTCTTGGATAGACTTGTGACTTTATTTTCAAACATTTGGCGAGGGAGATCAACCAATTGTTGAATAGGAACATTCAATAAGTTTGCATCAATTCTTTCAGCAATTCGTTCCTCCGCCATTTCAAGAGTGATATAGAGAACGTTCCTGCCTTGCAGTAAGACGGAAGCAGCAACATGGCACATAAAGAGACTTTTTCCGACACCCGTACCAGCAAGAGCGATATTGAGAGTCTTATTAGGTAAACCACCTTTTGTAATTTTATTAAAATAGTCGAGATCAAATTCGATCTTATCTTCTTGGCGGTGATAAAATTCATAACGCTCTTCATAGTTTTGTAAGTAATCGTGTCCGATATTGTTATCAAAACTCACGGCAAGAGCATCGGAAAGAATAGAAGGAATAGCATCCCGATTCTTTTTTTCATTATTACCATCGGCAATGTGAATTGATTCCATCAATGCCAAGTAAATAGCACGATCACGACACCACTTCTCAGTGGTATCAAGTAACCATTGCTTGTCCACAAGATTATCATTCAGAGAACTGTTAATTTCTCTGATTTCTTTAATCTCAGTTTCGTTTAAATCAGTTCTGTTTTCTACTTCAATATTAAGTGCTTCGATCGTAATTGCTGAACCATACTTAACAATGAATTGGACAATTTCCTCAAAAATGATTTTTTCCGATTTCTGTTCAAAATAATCTGGTTGAATGAAAGGTATGACCTTACGTGAGTAATCTTCATTGAATACAAGGTTTCTGAGAATTGTTGTCTCAATTCGTTCCATAAGAGAATTCTTTTTTCGCGGCAGCATCAAGTTGCTGCATTACTTCTTCGGTAAAATACTCATCAGGGTTGGCAAGAATCTGTTTACCATAAACTTTCTTACCATTAATTTCATAACGTCCAGCAACGTTTTTCCAGAGTCCAGCGATTTCTCCCAGTTCTAGAAGACCATAATACCGATCAAGACCGCGCTCATCATAATAAAGACGAACTTCAACTTGTTGGTTTTCCTTACTCAAACGCGACTTAGCAGTCTTTGCCTTAATAATGTTTCCAACAATTTCTGTTCCATCCTTTTCCTTTTTCTTTGAGAGATGAATGATAGTAGAAGCGGCATACTTAAGACCACTACCGCCACCCATTTCCTTAGTAGGAACATAAGCACCAATGACATCATAGGTGTGGTTAGTTACAATCATTGGAATATTTGCTTGACCCAATTTAAGGGTAAGCATACGAAAAGCACCTTTAATCAGTTGGGATTTAGTCATATCCCGAACTTGCTTATCATTAAGTGCGTCAGTAATCTCTTTCTCAGTCGAAAGCATACCCAAAGAGTCTAGCACAAACATACAAGGTCTGCGTTCATCTACTGGTTTTTTGAGGTGTAACTCTACTGCTTTAAGTGCTTTGCTGCGAAACTCCTCAACAGTTACAACTTCCACCTTAGCAAGTCGATCAAGATCGATTCCACGAGAAATCAACATTGATTTATTAATAGCAGACTCAGTATCAAAGTAGAGACAATAACCATCGGGGTGAGTATCAAGGAAATTCTTAACCACTGCGAGAGAGAAAAAAGTCTTTCCAGTACTAGACTCTCCAGCAATAGCAGTAATCTTATTCCCAGATACACCACCAAATATGCTACCTGAAACCAGTGCATTAAAAACGTATGAACCCGTATCAACATAAGTCTCAGTCTCATCAATATCTGATGCTAACTTAGTAAAGTCATCACCAATCTCTTTTACAATATCTTTAAGAAAATCCATTAAGCAACCATCCCGTATTCTTCACGAAGTATTTTTTTATAAGGCAAACCTTGTTCTCTGAGTTCCTTTACCAATTTAAGTTTATGATAAAGTGCGGCATCTCCTCCAAACCCAAGTGCTTTCACAATAGTATTCAGTTCTTCATCATTAATAGGTAAATCCATTAGGCAAAAAATAGTTCAAGGTTTACAGTTTTTTCCACATTCCATCCGATTGCATCAAGGATGGATTTTAGTGGTTCTACAAAACTCTTCTCAAATTGTAGTTCATAGTCAATGTATTTGTCAAGACCAAGTTCCTTAGGAAAATCTTGAATGAAAGAGATAATATTCTCTTGGATAATATTTGGTTTTTTCAAATAAACAAACTTAATCTTTTCCCCATTAGAAATCAAAGAATACTTATTAGTGAGTTTCTTTTCCTTCACATAATGATTAAAGAGAAGTGCTCCACGAATATGAATGGGAGTTTTGTGGGCATAAATGGTTGATGGTGATTGATATTTGCGAACATCAGATGCTGTGCGAGGAAAAGCAATCTGCTCTGGCGGTAAAGACTTGAACTCTTCGCGGCACTTATCAATAAAATTGATAACATCATCTTCTGTCCCACTCATCATCAGTTTAAGACCATCTTTAATCATCTTACGACAAGGTGCTGGTGTAGAAGATTTAACTGCCTCAATGCCCATCATCTTCAGTTTTGGTTCTTCATAACGTACACCCTCACTGTCCCACACGTTCAGAATGTAACGCTTCTTAGCAGTCCAGATTCCACGTTCTGCAATATTCTCACGCTTCATCTGCATCTTTTGATCATAAGCATTCACATAGGTCGCCAGTTCTTGGTAGCAACCTTCAATATACTTTTCAAGTTCCACCTTACAGACCTTATCAAGGAACGTGACAACGCCTTCAGTAGTTTTCTCTCTTCCCTTGAATATAGTTTCAACCAGAGGACCCATATTAAGATAAATGGAGTCAGTATCAGAAGCAATGACATAATCAACCTCACTAGTTTTGAGAATCTTGTTCAGATAGGCATTCATCTTGTTCTCAATCCAACGAATGGAAACCTGACCAGACAAGGTGATTGCCTCAGCGTTTGCTAGTTTGTAGTAACGGAAATACTGATTACCGATAGCACCATAAGCAGAGTTAAGTTGAATCTTCCTCGCCATCTGAATGTTATTGCACCGAGCAATCTCCTTTTCCAGTTCCTTTGTTTTTTTCTTTTCATATTCTTGCTTGGCAGCAAGCATTTTCTTTTTGTAAATGGTTCGATCCTGATAGATCTTTTCCATCAGTTCTGGTAGAAATCCACGAACATCCTTACGGAACATTGCACCGTTAGCACAGACTGCTTTGTCTTTGTAAAGTTCAAATGTGATTTCCTGGTTCAAGATTTTATCGACAGTTACAGTCGGGTGCTTCTCATCCAGAAGAGTTTCTGGTGAAATATTGTACTGCATAATAAGGTGTGGATATAGTGAGTTCAAGTCAAAACTCACCACCCAGTCATACTTTCCAGGAATCGGTTCCTTCACATATGCACCAGCATACTTAGAATCCTTATCAGAACGCTCCTTAGGGGGAATAACAATATTCCTTTTTTTCAGATAGTTGTAGATAATAGTATCCCACATCCTCACCTGAGAAAATACATCAGCATAGTTTGCCTTAGCGTCATATGCCATCGTGATTGCAAGTTCAATCAGTTTCATCTTGTCTTCCATTCGGTCAACAAGTTCCACGTCAACGATGTTGTATTCTACAAACTTTTGCCAACCCTTCGTATAGAAGTCTTTGAATGTATCAAACTCAGAGTGATCCAGTTTTTTCTGCCCCAGTTCAACCTCAGCAATATAATCAAGGCGATAAGATTCCTGTGCTTTATAAGTGAACTTCTTATAAAGGTTCAGGTAATCAAGTTGAGTAATACCACCAACATCATATGAAATATGTTTACGACCTGCAATATAAATCTCATCTTCGGTCACAAGACCCCAAGGTGACATACGTTTCATCAACTTCTCACCCAGAACACGATCTAGACGGCGAACAAGATATGGAATATCGTACAGTTCAATATTCCATCCAGTCACAACTTCTGGTGTATTTTCTTCAATCATCCACCAATGGATGAAATCATTGAGAAGATCATACTCACTAGAAAAAGAACGATATTCTACGTTTTTCTGCTGATTGTTAAACGGACCTTGACCCCAAGTACGAATCTTCTTGGAGGAATAATCCTGAATAGTAATAAGGAGAACTTCCTCTGCTGCGGATTCTACATCAGGAAATCCATTTTCCGATGCAACCTCAATATCAAGAGTAGTAACTTTGATCTTATTAATATCAAACTTCAATTCTTCCTCAGGATACATTTCAGAAATGTACTGATAAATGTATTGAGTATTTCCAAAGATTTTGAAGTTTTCTACACCCTCATATTTTTTTACAAACTCACGACAATCACGAACAGAACCAGGTTGTACTGATTCAACATACTCCCCATTCAAGGTTTGATATTTGGTTTTTTTATTTGCAGGGACAAAAAGAGTCGGGTTAAACTTCTCACGGGTCATGAAGTGTTTACCATCTTCATAACCACGAACAAGGAAGTTATCCCCGACCATTTGAACGTTTGTGTAAAATCGCATTATGCAGTTAGTTCAAGATACTTTTCAATGATTTCTGGTTTTGGATTAGCGATTGTTAAAATATCACTAGATCGAATCATATATTCTGTTTGTTCTGAAGCATCAACCCAAGGTGTCATATTTTCCAAATCATGAAAACGATATGGATTAATAAGTTTACAATCAGGTTCACCAATATCAGCAGATAACTCTATAATCTCAGTGATTAAAAGTACATCTACGCTGAGTAGAATACATTTTACAATTCTATCATCATTCATCTTCCTCATCCTCTGTTTCAGTTACTTCCAATGGAGTTCCAGTCTTTTCCTTGTACATCTCCTCAACAGAAGGAATAGGATCGCAAATTGTTGTTATATAGTCTGTTGCAACAACAAACTCTTTATCTTTCGATAAGATTAACCAAGGAGTAAGAACTACATCAATTTCATAATTTGATTTTCCAGTATCACTTTCGGTAAGAACCATTTTTTCCTTTGTTTCAACATAATGAGGGTTTCCCAAAAGATACCCACGTACAAGTTCATCGGAAACAAGTTCTTTCGCATCAGCAATAATAGTTTCTCCTGTTTTGAGGAGCATCAGTTTTATAGACATTTTGTTTCAGTTACCTAATTCATTTTAGCAAGAAAAAGGGGAGGTGTCAACTGGATTTTGCCAGTTGCCTCCCGCGCCGACGATATTCGAAGTTATTTATAGATAATCCTTACGAGCATGATGTTCGGGAACAATCTTACCAAGAGTTACAGTTAACAATCCATCCTCAAATGTAACCTCTTTGATTGTAGTGTCGTCCGATAATGTCCATGCTCTCTTGAAAGATCGTTGAGCCAGTCCCTTATGGACGTAACGGGTATCAGACTCCCTATCCTCTTTTTGTCCTTCGATAAAAAGTTTTCCATACTCCGTGTATACATTTACTTCCTCCTTTTTAAATCCAGCAAGTGCAAGTTCTAAACGAGATTCTACATTACTCACCTGAACAAGGTTATATGGGGGATAATTAGAAGTTGTTTCGTGAAGTTTAAAAATACGATCAAAGTATTCATCCATTCCGATGCTATTACGAGTAATCCTATCCATAAGGGTAGGAAGATCCGCAGCAGTATACCGTGAAAGGTTAGTCATTATGGTAGCTCCTTTAAAAGCGAGTTTGTGTTGTGTGGACCCCGAAGGCGTCCTTATCATTATATATCAATAATCAATAAAAAAGGGAGTGTGGAACTCCCTACAAAATCATTCGGTTTCTTCCACCCTTTTCTTCTTTGCACCAATATTATATTTGGTTTCTAAAATCCAATCACCTTTATCCTTATAGGCAAGAACTTTAATTTGGTTAAGTGGAGCGATGTCCTGAATTTTAGTTACATCGACAATTGTAATTAGACCCCAATCAGCAAGAAGTTGGGCGATACGATTTCGACGTTGTACATCATTCACTGTCAGGTTAGCGTGTTTGCCATCCAGAGCAAACAATTCCTTAAAGTGAACGAGATAATATCTACCTTGCTTGTGAAGAATATGGCAAGACTGATAGATTTTCTTTTCCTTTCGTGAAGCGACTCCGATACGGGTCAAAGTTTCGCGTACCTTCAAAAAGTCGTCTGGTTCGTTAAGAACCACCTCAACCATTTGATCGGGCGTCCACTTCACTTCAGGTTCTTGAACGACACTCATTTTGTTCCTCCAGTTTCAAATTTCGATTTTATATAAGTAAGTTGTTCGTTTGTTAGAATCTTCAAAGCTTGTTTTGCCTTCTCATTACTATAACCATAATAACGTTTGACATAATCAAGATCTTTGATTTTATCTTGTCGGAGCCAGGGAGAAAATCTCTTCTTTTTCCTCAGACTATTTATAAAAAAATCATACTGCAACTTCTTTGGAAGGAAATGATATCGATTCATTTCATTAGCATACATCACACAATCAATGTGTCCAGATAGACAGCGATTGATAATATAAGGAGCATATTCCTTCTCAATGGAAGGATCCTCATCAATCAGATGATTCTTCGTTTGATTGATCGAGTTTAACCAGTCCTTCAATTCCATAATTAAAAAGCAAGAGTTCTTTACGTTGTTTTTGCTCACGCATATATTCACCAACTGAACGCATCGTATAAGTAAGATCAAACTCAGCAGCGTTCCAGTTCTTAAAACGATCCCTTACAAGTTGATCAGAATTATAACTAATCAATTGAGGCATAGGATAACGAAAATCGCAATCAGCAGCAAACTTATCGTGATCAAATCCTTTGTGCATTGATCCTTTGCGCCCATAGAGATTATCCTTAATATCATAAGGAGGATCGAGATACACAAAAGCAGTAGTGTCTCCATCCAAAAGATAATCGTATGAATAGTTAGTTATACGCCACTTCTCAATTAGTTTAGAATACGCAGGCAATTTTTCGATCCCACGCATAGAGAAGTTGGAATTCGATGCCTGTGCTGAAAATGATGAACTCTCTGTAAGACCAGAGAAACTGCACTTATTGACAACATAGAAATCCACAGCACGATCAAGACTGGGCAAATCTTTGTCATTTACTTGCTCCTTTGCTTTAAGAAAAAGTTCTTTTGCCAGGATTGGAGTATTGTTTGTCGTCTTAAGATCTACTAGTTTATCTTTAAGGTCAGTACCAAACATCTGGAGTTGCTGCCAGAAGTTTACAAGTGGTTCGTAAAGATCATTCACCCAAATATCTAGGTTGGGATATTTCTTGGTGATATAAATCGCAACACTTCCACCACCAAGAAACGGTTCTCGGAATTCATCATAATTGCGGAGATCTGGAAAATATGGTCCCATCTTTTCGCAAGCGCGGGACTTACCGCCCGGATATCGTAATGGTGTTTTCAAAGATTTCATTTTATACTATCAATAAAATTGTTAACAAAAATTTCCTTTTCTTCAAAATAATCCCGATTAATACGTTCTCCACCATCTAGAAAAAAATGTTCTGGTTGTGGATTACAAGAAGCAGTAATGTTGCTTCCCTTCTTTGAAGCTCTCTTAATATTATACAACATACTACCTGGAACACAACATGCTCTAAGTAATTTAGGGTCTGTAAAAATATAGTAATCAGCAGGAATAAAATTACTTACATCAGCATTACCCCACCCATTCATAACAATTGCATTTCTCACAGAACGTTTTGCCTTATTATCAAAAGTAATTTTTTTACTTTCGTAAGTAACACCATGCAAATCAACTAAATCAACACCTGTGCTATTTTGTCTGATTAGCAAACCATTGCTACATTTTTCATAAATCTTTTCTACCATTCTACCAACATCAAAGTATTGAATATTTTCAGTTGGAGTAGAAACTGTAGAAAGGATTTTAGCAATCCGAGGCAAATCAATCTGAGAAAAATCAATCATTGTTTTCATAATCTTTGGGATGATACTTCAAATACTCAAAAAAAGTGAGTTTCATTTCTTTCTGGGTCATACCACAATGCTTTGCGGCAGCAGGAAGAGTCATTTTTGCACGAAAGAGACCTTCATTCGCCTCTCTCACATTCTCAGGAGTTGTCTTTACTGGATGTTCGACAAGATTTGCTTTATTGATTTTTAGTAGTCCCATCGTAGATACACCTTACAGAAATTTCAGTATTTTTAGTTGCTTGTGCCATTTGACGATATCCAGTTCCAACGTAAATTTGTCCGCCAACTACAGCAACTGCCATCAAACCCCAAAAAATATAATACCACTTTGCTTTTACTTGATGTTTTTTACTCATTTGAATTCACACTCCACCATAATTTCAGTCAAACAAGCGAGCATATTTATCTCTTGGTCTGCGACAAATGCCGCTTGATACTGATACTTAGCAAGCACCAAAACAGCAGCAGGAATGCTATTGTTTTCAAGGGCATTATAAAGAGAATCGTATATGCGGCGCATAAGTACAGTAGTATCATTATCCAAGTTAGATACCACCCACTTTCGAACTTCTGGGAAGTTCTTCTCTTTAAGATTTTTGAGAAGATCATTTACAGCGATGTCTGAGAAAGATGCAAGAATCCCTGAGTCAATCTCTCCCCCCACTGAATACCTTTGACATTCATTGAGGACTCGTCGCCAGTCTGGAAAGTGTTTGTTGATAAGTTCCGCAAGGACTTTCGGATCATATTTGACACCTTCTGCATCCAAGATATTTTGGAGACGCTTGAAAAAGGATCCTGCCAATGCTGTTTTTTCTTTCCCTTTAATCCCAAAGTCGATGACGGCGCAACGGGAATGTAGGGGTTCAATGATTTTGTTTTTGTAGTTGCAGGTAAAGATGAAACGGCAATTACCAGCAAATTCCTCAATAAACGCCCGTAGGAGGAGTTGTACGTCGTTGCCTGTGTTGTCTGCCTCATCAATGATAACAACTTTGTGTTTAGCATCTGACGAAAGTGAGACGGTCGAAGCGAAGTTCTTCGCATTGTTTCGGACAGTATCGAGGAATCTACCCTCGTCGGATCCATTGATGACATAAACATCTACCCCCAATTCATTACAGAGTGCTTTTGCAACTGTGGTCTTACCAATTCCAGGAGGACCAGCAAGAAGCATATTTGGAATTTCACCTTTATTTAGAAACTCCTGAAAAGTCTTCTTAGTACTTTCAGGAAGAATACAATCTTCAATTGTCTTGGGTCGGTACTTTTCGACCCAAATAAAATCACTGTTCATAATCAATTTCCCTCATTTGGGTTGTTCAATCCAGAGTGTGCCCATTCATCATAATCATCCCACCAAGAATTTTCTTTATATTCTTTTATAATTTCTTGAGCCTCTTCAAGAGTAGATTTTTCCCAACGAGGATCATCAGTTGCTCTATCAATGTGGTTTTTCATAATCAAATCCAATCAGGTTTACGTTGGGGCATACGAAGGTAATTATCCTTCACCCAAGTTTTAGAAGCAATGTACCTTTTGTATGCAGTAAAGGTGTCAATGCTGTCATCAAATTTCCACTCTTCGGGCATTGCCCTAGCAAACGGAGTCACATCAGTAATCTTCCCCTTTGGAAAAAGATAATAAGCATCTACAAGTGTTTTATAACACGAGTGAGTTTTATTATACCGCAGGCAGTATTCATCTGACAAGTTCAATCCCCACTTGATTAACCAGTAGGCATTATGGATACTTTCCAGTGCCCACTTGGTGCAGGGATGATTGCGGAATGCTCCTTTCTCGGTCTTGTAGGGGGTTCCATCTGCCTTAGGGAGAGTGCCATAGTTATGACCCCACTTCTCAGATGCCACAATAGAAAGCATTTGACAGCATTCCAGAGGCATCTTGACGATGTGTTTGTCAGGAAGACAAATAGCACTCTCAGCAGGCCAAGGAGAAGTTACGAAGATGTTCATCCAAAGGTAGAATCAGGTTCCAGAGCAATATAATACTTCAGATTGTACTTGGTGTTGGTGAACTGTGATAAAAGTTTAGAAGACACAACCACGTCATATGCACCAGGAATGATCTTGATATTTTCTACCTTGAAGTTGAAGGTAAACTCATCATCAGTCTCACCAACTACAATCGCATACTCATTAGAGGTATCATTCTTCTTATCACGAACCACCAGTTTGATCACACCATTCTCACCAACAGCAGACAAGTCAGGAAGTTGATAAACTGCTGCTGCCTTAACCAGTTTTTCAAGAGAAGTGCTGTCCAGTTGGAAACAAACATCTGCCGAAGGAAGTTGAATCTCCTTATCGGGAGGTGAAATAATCACATTAGGATCAGCATAAAAATACTTCACTCGACGCTTACCCTCTTTGATACTGAGATAAGACTGCTCAGTAAAATCAAGGTCAGGATCTTGGTGCAAACCAAGACCATTCAGAAACTGGTTCAGATCATAAATGGCGAAGTCACGAGGAAACTCTTCCGTAATGTCTGCTTCTGCAAGAATATTCTTTGCAACAGAAATAGTGCGAAGTTTGTTACCCTCTTTCACAAGAATAGAATTATTGATTCCCGCAAAGTTTTTGAGAATAACAAGGGTATTGTCAGAAAGTTTCATAGTTTTATCTTGGATTTTCATAATCAATAAGGATAGTTGTTAGAATTATTCTTGTGCAGACCAGCAAAGTGATAAAGAAGAACACAATAGTGGATTGCTTTCAGAATGTCCATCTTAGATTTACCATTCTTCTTACCAAAGCGCGAGAGATATTTGATAGCATTTGAACGAGTAAATGCTTCTGCATCACCAATACTCTCAATCAAATCAAGAGTTTGAGTTTTAGATTGTTCAGAAGTGTAATGAGAATGATAAGTACTTGAAAGGTATTCTTCTACTGCTTTCAGAGTTTTATCTTCTTCATATTTCCAGAAACCGTTTTTGTTCGTGTCTTCGGGCATTTTCAAATCAAAAGTAATAGTATCAGGTGAGTGATTTCCAAAATAAGAGAATGGAACAGACTGTGCTGCGTAAATAAAATCTTGGGCACCACTAAAAGAAATAGTATCAGATCCTTCACCACCATAGATTACAGTATCTTTCCAAGAATCTGGAAGTGAATTTTCGTAAGTGCTCTCAAAGTTTTCTGACATTTTGTTTCATAGTAAAGGATAAAAAGGAGGCACATTGACCTCCATATATTCTATCAGTTTGCCTGCTGTTCGTCAACAGGAAGTTGGAAATCAACATCAACCTTGTCGTACAGTTCAAGAAATCCTTGCTTGCTTACATCATCAAAACGATTAATGCACACTTGAATTGCTTTTGCCTTGTCACCAAAGATGCTATAAGCACGAATGATGTGAACCAGGCGGCGAGTGCTGATGATTTCCTCAATACCACCATCGTAGAAGGTCTTGCGGATGATATCTGCCCAGTCCACCAGGCGCTTGCAGAAATCACGGTCTTCTACGCCAAGATCCAGAGCGATGCCTTCCAGGATCTTCTGCTCGGTCGCAGGGGCGGGATAGGACTGTTCAAAGGTCACAGGGAATCGTTCCAGGAATGCCTCATTGAGCACATTGGTGCCGATGAAGCGACCGTCATCAGAACCCTTACCTTTGGTGTTAGCGGTGGCAATCACATTGAAACCAGCAGCAGGTTTCACAAAGCGACCAATCTTTTTAAGGAACACACCCTTACCTTCCAGAATAGATTGAAGGCACAGGATCTTGTTGGAAGCAAGGTCAATCTCATCCAGCAGCAACACGGCACCACGTTCAAGTGCTTCCACCACAGGACCATTGTGCCACACGGTTTCGCCATTCACCAGACGGAAACCACCGATCAGGTCATCTTCATCGGTTTCAATGGTGATGTTTACACGAATAAGTTCGCGTTTGAGTTGAGCACACGCTTGCTCCACAGAGAACGTTTTACCGTTACCCGAAAGACCCGTAATGAACGCAGGATAAAAGATACGGGACTGAATAATTTTTTTAATATCGTTAAAGTTACCAAACTTGACGAAGGTATCATCTTTGTCAGGAATAAGATTTTGTTCAGTGGCAGGAAGAACGGCAGGTGCTTGGAAAGAACGCTCAATCTCATCAACACGTTGTTGAGTCACTTCCAAATTCCAACGACCACGTGAGGTTTTATAGTTTTCAAGGCGACGAGTTACAGTTTGATAGTTCAGAGAACGAGAAGCACAAAATCCTTTCAGATCTCCAGCAGTGATTTCAGATCCGTAAAGTTCTTTGATGCTTTCAATAAGTTGTTGATCGTTCACGGAAGACTTGCGAGGCATGATGTAGTTAGGTTGTTTGTTTCAACAAAGTAATTATACAAGCAAAAGGGGGGTAAAAACCCCCCAATGTGCCAGTTTGAAAATTGGATCAGGCAACCAACTCCACAAATTCCCCAAGAATTTTTTTGTTCATCTTTTTGGACTTCAAACTCTTAACAAAAGCAGATTTGATTTGTGCTTTGGTTGCACATTCGTGTACATCAAATTCACTGTCCTGAGCAAGGGCGCTAGCAGAAAGACCGAAGTAAGAATGATACCCAGACTTCTTAATAGTGAATGCTTTCTCTTTTTTCCAAGAACTCATTGTCTTTTCATAATCAGGTCCAAAGAATCCACAGTAACGACGAATGAAAGAACCAGCATCACGTGATTCAAGAACACGAATACCAATGAAGTTAATATCAGCAAACCTATCCCGAAGATTGCGAAGCAGAATGTCAGTAAACTCGTGATAATCACAATCACAAGAATAAGTCATACCAGTCTTACGATCACGAATGAATGCATTAGGACCGATATGTGACGTGCCCATAAAAGGTTCTTCCTCCCAGCGACGCTGAACTTCACGGTGATATTTGAGCATAGATCCTTCACCATCACTCAATACAACACACTGAACTTTTTGAAGTTTGTTTTCACTCTGAAACTTTGGAAGAATCTGATGAAGAGAAATCATTGCCTCATTCAAAGGAGTGCCAGAAAGACTCATTCCAAGAGGAGCAGAATAACGTACATATGAATTATATCGGAAGGATGCTGCAAGGCGAAAGATATTTTTCATTTGAATATCCAACGTCTTACCATTCACTTTACTAGTAATCAGATTCATCATAGAGAACCATTCACCAACTTGAACAAGACCATCACGCTTTTTGTAGGAGAGTTCACGAAGGTTTGCTTTGCCTTCTGCATCATAACTTACAAGAGGATAATCGGTAGTGAAAGCATAAACTTCAAAAGGAATAGAAACTTTTTTGCAGAACCAAACAAGATTGAAAAGTTGCTTAACAGTATCCACCATTACATTACCCATTGAACCAGACCAGTCCAGCACAAACACCAGACCGTGATTCTTACCATCAGCAAGTGTAGTTACTTTGCTGAAGATATCTTCATTGTACTTATAAGTATGCAGTTTAGAGCAATCCAAAACACCAGTGCGAGAAGTTGAGGCACGTGCATAAGAATCTGCTGCCTTCCGACACTCAAACTCTTTCACTAGATAGTTGACTTCTTTTTGAGCAGAACGCTTGAACTCAGCAAACTTCTTATCAACCTCACCAAAAATATCATTTTCAGAGTATTCATTTTTTTCAAGGTAGTTGCCCCACTCCAAAAGACACTTTTGATGAATCTCCGAGTTAGGAACAATAATCTTATTCAGATCAACCTGAGGAAGTTCAAGATAAACATTCTCATAACCGTCATTATTGACTAGATCTTTAAGTGCCTCTTCAAGATTATCCATCGTCTTAACTTCAGGTTCTTCATCTTTCTCAGAACCCTGAGAAGTAGATTGCTTCTCCTGCCCAGTTTCGCTAGACGTAGGAGATTCGGAAGTTTCATCCTGAGGTTGGTCATTCTCACCCTCTTGCTGATCTGAAAAATCAGAGGCAGGTTGTTGACTTGCACCAGAATCCTGCGATTCCAGATTGTCCATCGGAGTCTTGGTTTCTTCCTCTTGCTTATGCTTACAATACTTATAAAGTGCTTCTGCAGCAATCAGAACATCGGCAAAGGTTTCGGTTTCTGCAATCAGGTTGATAATCTCAGTCTCTTCACCACGCTCAATAGGCACATCAACATAGTTACCAACCTTGAACCACAGGTTTGCACGGTCGGCAAGATTATAAGTATCCAGATTATCATCCTTGATTTGGAAGAAATCCTCATCAGCAAGTTCTTTGTATCCGTTATAGAAGGTCTTGGCAAGACCAGCATAACGACGTTTCATTAGTTTCTCAATGCGAGCATCCTCCACCACATTCACAAACTGTGGAGGAATCTTGTGTTCCTTCAACCAATCTTCATCAGGTGTATAAAGAGCGTGTCCGACTTCGTGACCCACCAGAAGATCATAAACAGTTCCACTTGCACGTTCCCATAGAGGAAGAGTCAGAACACGAGTATGAACATTGAAACAAGCAGTCTCCACCTTCTTATGCTCAACCACAAGATCTTCTGTGGCAAGAAGTTTAGCAAGTTGGGACTTGATTTCGTGGCGAACGGTCATAGGTCTGATTCTTTACAGGACCATTATACAAAAAAAGGAGGTCAGAAGACCTCCTAATGTGCCAGTTTGGGAAGTGGGTCAGACTCCCTTTAAACGAATTCCAGTGATCGGATCATAACCTGGTTTGTCACCTTTGTATGTGCCACCCGCATTTCCTGATCCTCCTTTATTCACAATCCCCTTTGCTCTCTGATAATCAGGAGATTCTAAATCTTTATCTTTTGGGATTAATTGCTCAACAATACTTCCTTTCCACTCTTCACTCATATTTGCCATAATAGCAAGAGCTGCTTGATTGGTATCAGCGTAACCTTCGGCAACTAGGTATTCTAGAATAACATCAAAAAGATCAGTTTCTACTTCTTCCTTTGCTTGTGCCTTGAACATCGCAGCAGCAGCAACTCTTTCACCTGCTTCCTTTGAACCATACTGCTTTGCCGCTTTTTCTGCAACCTTTTCAAAACCTTTACCCGGTTTGCCGATATCTTTACCAGCACGTGCTTTCTTAGCAAGTGCAGAACGCTCCTCCGCAGAAGGCATTACTTTCTTACCAGTCCCGTGAGCAATTCTTTTTGCTTCGGTAACTTCTTCTTTCTTCTTTTCTTTCTTCTTACCATTCATTTCAGGAGTCTCTTTTTCAGTCTTCTCCTCATCCTCACACTCACAATCAGATTCAACAATGACTTCTTCTGGTTGAGCATAAACGGAAGCATACGCCTCCATCAGATCTTTTACTAGTTTTGCTTCCATTTTACCAATAGTTTTTTAGTTATTTAGCATTTAACCAATATCACCCTCTGTTGGGGCACCATATCTCCTCAACCAAATCTTAGTACCAAGTTCTTTTGCTTTTGCAGGATCTGATACTCTCAATCTTTCATATTTTTGCAATTCTGGATCAATTGGTTTAGCAGCAGGTTTTACTGCTGGTTTGGCAGCGGCAGGTTTTACTGCTGGTTTGGCAGCGGCAGGTTTTACTGCTGGTTTGGCAGCGGCAGGTTTTGCCGCAGGTTTTGGAGAAACACCTGCTCTCCTCAGAATTTCGGGAGTAGGCATTGGATCATTTGGAACACCTTTATTAAGATCTCCACGAGCTCTGGCAGCAGTTAATGTGCCATCAGCAGTTGGTCTAGGTGCCATTACAGCAGCGGCAACTCCAAGTGGCGTAAGATTTCTAAGTGAAGCAAGTGTTCCAAGTCCTTGAAGAAGTTTAGATCCACCACCAGGCATTTGTGGTTTTACTGATGGTTTTGTGGAGGTTGATGGTTTTGGTGTCAACTTATCAACACCAGATGGTTTAGGAGCAGGTTTAGATGCTGGTTTTGTACTTGGAAGTTCTCCCATTAAACCACCACCAGTCATTCTATTCAATCTCTGAACATCTTGGAACTGTTGAGATCTTACTGAAGTTGCAGGTTTTGCTGCCTGAGTTGCTGCTGTTGGTTTTGCAGCAGGAAGCAATCCACGAACATTGGTCTGTGACGGTCTTAATTGAGATTGTGGTTTAACTGCTTGTTGTACTCTACCCCACAAGTTTCTAGCACCAGAGACAGTATCAGAAACTTGCCTCCAAGGATCTGGAAGAATATTTCTAACACCTTGTGGCAATAAACCACGAGGATTCGATCCAGATAATCTTGTTGAAGATGGCAATTCTCTAACAGTTACTGGTTGAATTCTTGTACTTACTGGTTTTCCAGTAAGTGGTTTAGCAGTAGGAGTTATAGCACCAGGTTTAGCAGTAGGAGTTATAGCACCACCAGGAGTAGCACGAGTTATAGCACCACCGCGAGCAGAACTAGACGAAGGTGGTAATGCTCCACGAACATTAGGACCAGAAGAACCAGTTAGTGCTCTTGTTGATGTGGTTGGTTTAGTGGATGATGGTTTAGTAATATCTTGAATTCTATTTCCTGTTGTTCCACCTCTCCAAGGATCTGGAGAAATGTTTGATCCCCTAGGAGAAGTTCTAATAGTTTGCGTAGATGTTCTAATAATTGGTGCTGGTGACTGTGCTCTTACATTTGGTGCCTTTACTGGTGCAGATGCAGATGGTGCAGACCCTGCTCCAATAGATGTTCCAAGAATATCAGATACTCCTGCTCTTAAAACATTTCTGGCAACTTGCCCAGCAGTAACTCCAGGTTTTCCAATTCCAGTTCTACTCTGAACTGCTCTAATAAAATCATTCCAAGCCGCTTCATTTACAAGTTCAACCATAATTTGGTTGCTCTGTTGCTCAGTATATCCCTCATCAAGAAGAATTTCTAGAACTTGATCATAGATATTAACTTCTTCTTTAACTGGTGATGATATTTTTGTCCAATCAGTTTGTCGAATAGCATTACGATTTATAATTGGAATTGGAGGAGGAACAGGTCCACCTCTAAATGTAGGTCCAGGACCCATTGTTGTACCAAAGTCTCCTGGTTTAATTTCTGGTTTAGGTGTAGGAAGGGTAGTAGTAGAAGTTGGTGCAGTTGGTTTCACAACAGCAGTAGGTTCGGGAGTGCCACTCATCATTCTCTGAACTCTTTCCTGCCCTTCAATACCTGCTCTAAGTTTATCAGGGCCAAGAAGTCTCTTTGCTCTTGCACTCATTAATGCTTGTGCTTCTTTCGAAGGACCTGCCATCGTTGCCTGAGCAGATGCCTTACGGAGATCATCAAGTTCTTGTTGAAATGACTTTTGAGGAGCGGCAGGAGGAGTAACAGTAGAAGAAGTGCTGCTAGGACTGGCAGTGGTTGTAGATGGTTGAGAAGTTACTGGCGTAACTGTTCTTTTACCAGATGCATCATATGATACATTTACAGGTTTTCCACCAAGAGTTGCTGGATATTGTTTACCAACTGTTACGGTTCCACCCTTACCACCAGCGGCAGCAACTGTTTGCGAACTAGTTGTAGTTGGTTTAGGTGATGTTTGAGTAGTAGTAGTAGCGGTAGTTGTTGTTTGTACTGGTTTTGGTTTAGGTGCTGTAGATGCCGCCTTCAATTCATCAGGAGTTGGTGTTGTTCTTCCATCGGTAGGATAAGTCAGTGTTCCATCAGGTTTTACCAAATACCGATTTCCACCAAATACGGTATATTGTTGCTCATAAATTGAATTATATGCTTCTTGTAAACTTTTATAATTTTTGTCGCTCATCTCTAAAAGACACTTTTTAGATATTTATCAAAAAAGAAGCGCCCCCATTTTGGAGACGCTTCTTGAGTGCTTGGCGACGTGCTTTTGCTTGTCGGAGTGCTTGCGGTTTTAGTTTTCGCTTTTGCTCCTTTTTTGAATGGTGGTAGCGATTTGGGACTTGCATTAGTCTTGTGCTTGTGGAGACATCATACGAGAAAAACCTTTGACTTTTTCAAACCTTATGACACTTTCAAATTTGTCATGCAGGTCTGACTTATGAGAGATCACAAAGATATTAGCATCTTTAATCACATAACGGATAATCTTCAAGAACTCATCAGTGCCGAAACCATCAAGTGAAGAATCAAATACCTCATCCATAATCAGCAGATTGGTATTAACGGAGTTTTTGACTCGGGCGACTTCTCTCCAAGTGAAGAGAAGGGCAAGGTCGATTCTCATTTTTTCACCCTCACTGAATGAACTATATGAAAAGTCTTCGTGAATGGGTGACTTTACCGTTTCGTTAAATTCTTCATCCAGATTGAAATTAATATAAAAATCCATCATCTGAAGGTAACGATTCACCTGCTGATTTATGAACGGAAGATACTTCTTAATTATCTTCGTTTTAACGCCATCGTCCTTGAGTAAGGAATAGGCAAAATCGTAATAAACGATTTCTTCTTTTTTCTTTGCTAATTCTTCAAATGTTTTTTGGAGATTGGAGCGAAATTCTTCTAACTTCTCATGCTCAGTATTTCGGTTTGCAAGGTTTTGGGTAATTGTTTGAATTTCATTTTCAAGATCTCGGATTTGTCGCTGGTTAAGTGATATCCGAGTATTGTTTTGAGAAATCTCATGATTGAGTTTCGTAATCTCCTTGGAAAGTGCGTTGAATTGACGCTCTCGTTCCTGTTCGAACTTTATTGTTTGTTCAAGTTCTTCATAACCATCTTTAAGTTCCTTTGCTTTATTTTGAGCGTCGGTAATTCTATTTAACCGAAACTCTTCTTCGATAGTTTGGGTACATGTAGGGCATACCGTATTTTCAGTAAAAAACTTATGCTCTTTGGTAATTGCAGATACTTTCTGGGAGATTTTACCTTTTAGATTGTTTAGTTTTACTAACTTATCACCAGCACCAATAACTTCTTCTTGTTCTTTTGTGAACTTAAAAATCTTTTCTTCTGTTTTAGAATTTTCAGCAATATAAACACCAACCTCAGAATCTAATTTGGTAATCTTTTCCTTATTAGAATTAATATTGGCATTACCACGATTTTCCAGTTCTTCGATGAAGTCTTCCTGCATCTTCATCTTGTCCTTAATATTATCCTTCCTCAAATCAAGAGATTTGACCTGCTCCCTTTTTTCCCGAAGTTTATCCTTTACAAGGTTATTCATTGCAGAGAATACACGAATATCCAAAAGATCTTCGATCACCTCACGACGATTCGATGTCGTAAGTTGCATAAATGGAACAAAAGTACTACTACCCAGAATTACAATCTGAGTAAAGGATTTGTAATTAAGTTTGAGAATACTTTCTTCAAGGATACGCTGCATCGCACGATCATCTGCTTCACGATGCATTGGAGTTCCATTTACAACTATATCAAATACTGATGGTTTGATACCACGTCGAATAAGATACTGACGAGTATTAATTGCAAACTCAACTTCAACAACACATTCTCTTTCATTAGTTGTGTTAACAAGTTGGGGTTTATTAATTTTCCTGAATGGTTTATTAAACAGAACAAAAGTCAAAGCATCCAGAATAGTGGACTTACCAGCTCCGTTTGTTCCAATAATAAGATTTGTGTGATTACTTTGGAAGTCAACTTCTGTAAAACTGTTTCCAGTTGAAAGAAAATTACGCCAACGGATCTTTTGAAAGGTTATCATTCAGTTTAGGGGGAATAACAATATCGTTTGCTGTAACGACGGCATATTTGTAATTATACCTCTTACAGGTCATTATTGCAAGGGCATCATCAACCTCTACAACATCCATTTCAGTATCTTCCTGATCTTCAAGCATCAAAGCATAACGAACGGCATCATCTTCTTCTTCAAAGAGGAAAAGAACCTTTTCCCCATATCTGTTTTGAACAGCGTATGCCCCGTCTTCTTTTTGATCTTTAAGAGTCAGAAGAAACATTACTCAACCTCGCAAGCTTGTGAGTATATCTTTTGTAAAATACCTTTGATGATTGATTTATCACAATCAATTTCAGATTCATCAATATATCTATTCAAAATAGAAATTGTATTTTCAGACTCTTCAACTTCAAAATCTTCATCAATATGTATTTCAAAATTCTCTACGATTTTGAGTTCTTGAATTCCAGATGAATAAAGTTTATCAATGAATTTTTCAAACTTCTTAGGATCAGATTTCTTCTTTACAATGACCTTTACAATTTTTCCAACATACTCACGAGTATCAAATGTTTGATATGGAGTATCTTCATAGTAAACATTGTAGAAAAGTTTATATGGGTTATTGATCGGTTCAAATCCTAATGTTTCTGTGTCAAAGATATGAAATCCGCGAGTATCATTCACATCGTTCCAGAACATCTCATAGGGATTTCCTAGATAGTAGATTTTCCCGTTGTTCGATCGAGTGTGATAGTGTCCCGAGAAGACAAGTTCGAACTTCTCAAATAGTTCGCTTTCCATACCGTCTTCCATGACGTGCCCGCGATGAGCTCTAAATCCGTTGAGTTCAAGGTGCCCCATCGCACACTTGCAAGATGTATTTTGAATAGATTTGAAAGTAGTCTCCTCATTTTCTTGATTAATCCATGGAACAAAAAGTACTTTTAATTTATCTAACTTAACTTCTTCTACCTCAGAATAGATTTTGATATTATCATATTCTTTGAGAAGGAGACCTACTGAATTGACTGAGTTTGTATTCTTATAGTATGCTGTGTGGTTCCCAACAATCGTGTGAACAGTCACACCCAATTGTTGAAGGCGATCATAATAGTTCTCTTTTGCCCATTCAAGTGCCCAAAGATCAATTGATCTACGGTTATCAAAAGTATCTCCCATATCGACAACAGTTTTGATATTGTTCTCTTCCAGATATGGAAAGAAAACGGTATCATAAAACTTTTTAAAATAGTCGTGGAGAAACTTGGACGATTTCCTAGCACCAAAATGCTGATCTGTAATGATCGCAACCTTCATCGATTCTTGTAAGCAATATTGTCCTTGATCGTATTATAGTCGGAACTGCTGCCAGAAAGCAAGCTATCGTCAACCATCATTACCTCATCAAAACCAGTCCGTTCGATGATCTTGGTCTTGATTTCAAGTTGCTTCTTTTCTTTCTGAATACGACGGAGAAAAGCGTAGTGAATGATTTGAGTAAAGTATGCAAATGGATTCTTTGACTTCTCTGGATCAAAGTTATGAATATACTGGACGCAGTTTTCAATACCATCAGAGATCATATCATCCCGAAACATATAGTTCACAAAGTTCGGTTTGTATGAGAGGTGTGTAGCGATTTTAAGAAAACATTCGCCAAGATAGTTTGAGATTGGTGGTTTACCTTCCCAGTGCTTTGCTCTTTCTTCTTTTGGTTGCTTTGTAAGATCTTTATCGTAAATCTTCAAGTATGACTTTTCAACTTTTGTTCTATAAACAATCAGTGCTTCAAGTAACTCCTTGTTATTTACATAATGTTCTGATTTCTTTTTGGACATAACATCGGTCTCAGTAGATAAATTTTTGTTATGTTCATTATAGCATACTTTGGGGGCTTGACAACATTGGAAATTATGAGTAGAATCTCTTTGTTCCCGTTGAAGATCAGATTCTAGCTTTCTTTATTATCTTTAAGGTCTTTACGGAAAATATTCTCCAAAGTCTTTCTAGCATCTTCAACAGAAGAGATATATCCCATTTTATTAGATATCTGAACCTTACCATCTAGTTCAATATCAACATCTTCATCATTAATATATCTTTCGTAAAAGGTTATCATTTGACTTTCTTTTACTTCAGTCATAGTAACGATCTTATCGTACTTAATGATAAAGAAATCATCAGATGGTACTTCCATCCAAGGTTTTACTTTAACGTACTGTCCTATGTGATTAGTAACAACTTTCATTATGACAGGATTTTGAAGTATTACAATAGGATCCCCATCGTTATCATCAACGCATATTAAAGAAAATATTTCTTCACCTGTAACAAGTTTGATTGCTGCGTAAAACTCTTCTCCCATTAGTTTTTTAGCGGTATGTTTACAATATCATAGTTAAAGTTTTCTTCGTTATAAACTTTGATTCGCTCGATTAAATGATTGAGTGTATAATTTTTTCTTGACTTATAACTGATATCATCGGCAATATCATATAAAGTCGCTTTTGTCTTGTTGTCTCCTTTTCTTAGAACTCTTCCAATTGATTGGAGATTTCTAATTCTTGATTTACTTGGAGAAGCAAAGATAACATTATGTAGGTTTTTAATATTAATGCCTGTTGAAAAAGTTCCGTAAGAAGCAACAATGATTGCGTTATTTTCTTTTTCGGTAATTTCTCTAACTTTTTCTCTGTCTTCTGTGTCTACTCCACCGTGTACAAAAAACACGTGACGATTTTCATCGATATTCTTATTTATGAGTTCATATAAAGGTTGACCATGACCTTCAACTCTTGAAAAAAGAATTAAAGTATTACCTTTGAGATCAAGAGCAAGATTGCGAATAAACTTGTTACGTTTTTCATGATTGATGATATATTGAACTTCATCCTCAAAGGTCTCAAACTTATTTGGTGGGTGTTTCAATAGCAGTATATTGATATCCAATTTGGCAACGTGACCCTTTTGCATTAGTTCTTCTGTTCTAATGATCTTGTATGAAGGGCCAAATAAACCTTCTAGAACCCATTTGTGAGTTTGTGTTCCGTCTAGAGTTCCTGTAAAACCGTAACGAAATTTAGCATCAGAAAGTTTTGTCATTATAGATACTAATGACTTTGATTTAAACTGGTGTGCTTCATCTCCAACGACCACATTGAATCTTGAAAAGTATTGACGCGGAAGTTTGTAGATGGACTGCCAGGTTGTAATGATCACCTGAGAGTCAGTTTCCCTCTCCTTTCCTGCGTATATCTTGTGGCAGTATGAACCCACGTCCCACCCATAATCTGCAAAGTCTTTATACATCTGCTCTACAAGGGATGTCGTTGGAACGACTATCAGAGTATTTTGTCCTTTCTCAACGTAGTATCTCACAATCGAATATATCATCAATGACTTTCCAGAAGCAGTTGGAGATATCAACAACTTTCGATTGTGTCTTAAAGCGTCGTATACTCCCTCAACTTGGTACTCACGGGGAGCATACTTGCAAATAGAAGTCATATAGTCTTTGACTCCTTCCTTTGAGATATGTTCGTTTACTTCAAAAGGAAGTCCATAGAACTTATTATTTGTAAATTCATAACTATAATCATGAGTCTCACAAAATCTTGTAATTTTATCTAACAAACCTACATAAATTTCACCAGTCTGCGTATTAAATAACCGAATTTTTCCATCCCAGTGCCTGTTACGGAACTGGGGCATAAACTTGGCACCTGGTACGTCAAACGTGAACTGGTCTGCTAATTCATAATAGACGTGAGGTTCTGCTTTTACCTGGAGATAGACCTCATTCTTTTTAGATATAACCAAGTGTGACATAAGTTCATATCAATACAAAAATATTTATTGCCAATAAAAAAGAGGCATTTCTGCCTCAGTTAAATCCTGCTTGGAATCTATGCCATTCAATGGCATTTTTGATTTGATAAGTTCTATTTGAAATTGTTTTGATTACTTCTTCTAGAAACTTTAACATAATGTCATAGTATCTAATTTTGAGATCTATCTTATTCAGTTTCTCATCGGCATCCATATGCCTCTGCAATGCCTCTTTATCTCTAACCTTGTACGGGAAAGGTTCTTCTTCGTAAACCTCAATAGATGCCTTTCCTGTATAGTAATTATACCGTTCGAGTTTTACCTTATTGTGAGTCTCTCTTGCACGTTCACGCAACAAAGTAATCGTATTGTAAACTGTATAGTACTTTGCGTGCAATTGTGGAATTTTTAAAGACTCATCGTGTAAGTTATCAGGATCTATGACAGAATCTTTCTGCCACATCTCCTGAATTTGATCAAGATCCATTAAGTCGATGATTTCAGTTGATACACAGTATACTTGAAAGATGCCTCTGCTGTAAAGTATTGAACGTCAGATGCTGACGCATCAAAATCAAGAGAACTCAATGAGACTGGAAATAGATCTAAAAATTTAACCTTTGCAACTTCCTTAAAGTTACTGTTCAAAACACGAAGAGTTCCATCACTAAATTGTGCCTTCATATCTCTTTTGTTTTCAACAGTTGTCAGATCTTTAAATTGAGTTGTAATTTCTGGGAAACCTAATCCAACTAACCAATCATAAATTGTAATATAATTTTCCATATTTTCATCAACAATAAATTTTATAGTCAGATCTCCATAATTTAATTTTTCACCTGGAACATCAAGGTCCTTTAAATATGTTGATTGTCTAGCAACGTCCAAAGTAATTTGTGGTATTCTGGCACTATTGGAGAAAAAATCTACTTTTGGATATCTTGCCAAAGTAAATTTGAATCCAGTGACAGATAAAAAGTTTCTGTTACTAATTTGGTTTGCCCAATTACAATTTGTCATTATTTTTTCTTAGTTGGAACTATTTTTGGAATGCTCATATTTACCTTTATACCCAAATCAGGAATTTTTGGTTATGGTTGTGATAAAGTTTTGACGTAAACTTTTTGTTTACCTGCTTCTATTGCAGTAATATTGGGATTTCCTGTAAAATCTCTAGTAGTTTGTAATGCTGCATCTAAATATACTGATTTATTATGATCTCCAGCTGATCCAAAGTTTCCAGTGTCACGAACAGTAGTTGACGCAATTGGGGCCTTTGTTCCTGGTGCTTTTGTTATTTGTAACTTTGTTCCAAATGGAATAGAAGGTTTAGAGCTTGTTCTAGATGCATATGGAACAGCAACTAGCCTTTGAGTGTCATCAAATTTATGACCACTTGCAGTTAATGATCCGGGAGTATCTGCCTTACTGTAAGTGCTTACAGTTACTGGTTTCCAACCATATCTCTGTTGTTCTACTTCGGTATGAGGACGTTGGGTGAATTTTCCAGTAGACTTATCTAAAACACCAGGTTTATAGTTCTTGTAAGCAAGAACTTTTGTGTTTGCTTTTGGTTTTACTTGTGGTTTAGATGCAAATGGATTCCAAAATTCTAAAATATCAGCATCACCACAAAATTCTTTAAAAGTTTTCATTATCAATCATTGATAATGAGATTAAACCAAGTTTCACTCATACCATTGATGATGCTATCTGCAGATTCCTTATCTTGGGCATAACCTTCACTGATAAGATGCTCAACAACCTTTTCGTAGTTCTTATGAATTTCTTGCGATTGCTTAGGAGTAGGCTTCATTTTTCTACTAGTTTTATTTTTATTTAGATAAAAAAAGACCCCCCTTTCGGGAGGTCTGATAGATATGTGAATCGAGATCACATAAGGTTGGTAACCTTGACTCTTCTGTAGTAACGGTTTGCGTTACGTACCAGACCGTCGCCAGTGATAGCGGTTGTACCCTGTGAGAATGGGTTAGCAACGATACCATAGCGGGTCTTGAAGCCAATCTTGGGCTGGAAGGTGTCCTCACCAACCGCACGTACCATCTGGAGAGGTACATATGGGCAATAGAACAGACCTGCATCATAAGGGGAAGAACCCTTATAACCAACAACGTAGTACTGGTTAGCAGAAACGTTTGCCGAATAAGGATCGATATAAACACGATACTTACCTTGCAGAACACCAGCGAAGGTGTTGCCAGTGTCATCAACGTTCAGGTTAGCGTTGAGCGCAGGGGTGTAATCAAGTACACCAGCCATTGTCAGGGCGGAAGCAACGTCTGCGGAGCAGAGGATCATGTTGCCCTTTCCACGACGAGTTCTTTGTGCGATTGCGTTAGCGTCGCGCTCGATCTGGAAGATAAGACCCTTGAACTTCTCAACTGACCAACGACCGTTAGAGTCAACGTCGAGGTCGAAAGTACCAGCGGTAGCAACGTTTGCCTGAGCACCAGACTCAGCAACGTTATAGATGGTACGGATAACTTCGCGGTTGATTTCTGCGAGGATCTCGGTGCTGAGGATGTTTGCAAGCTCAGCTTCTGCATTCAGACCGTGAATTGCCTTCAGGTCTTGTGCGAGTTCGAGTGAGTACTCAGCTTTCAGTGCTCTGGACTTCGCAGTAACGGTGACCTTCTCGATCGAGAATGCCATCTCATTGAAGTGACCCTCAGTGCCGTCGCCAAGATTCTCAGCAACATCGGTACGCATACCCTGACCTACGTTGTAGGTTTGAGCATCGCCAGTTGCAGGGTAGGTAGCATCCAGAAGACCAGGATTGGTTCCTCTTTGTGCAGTAGTACCAAGACCAACGGTTCCGTTAGTCCAACCCTGAGTGTTGTTGAGGTTGGTTGACTGGCCAGAGAATGCAGTATCCGCTTCGTTGAACAGTGCTTCGGTGCCGCTCTGGGTGTTGTACTTCGAGCGCATTGCGAAGATGAGTCCAGTAGGACCGTTCATTGGTTGAACGCCAGCGAGGTCATAAGCGACCAGGTTAGGCATTGAACGTCTGATCAGGGAGATCAGAACTGGGTCGAAACCTGCAACAGGGGCGGAAGCACCAGCGGAGAAACCAGGATTACCGGTTCCAGAAAGGGTGCTAACAGTAGGACCTTCAGAGAGGAATGCTCTCTCCTCACGGAGTTCTCTCTCTTGGTTTTCTAGCAGGATAGCGGTTACCGCTCTACGATGCGAATCTTTGATTGAATCAAGACCCTCATAGTCGAGGATAGGTGCCCACTTCTCCTGCAATTGCTCAGCATTGAACATTTGCATTTGAATTTACCTCTTTTAAAAGTGTTGTTGTTTGATTATGATCTAAAAATCACTTTTTAGAAGCTCTTGCAAGAGTCTCTAAATAAGCAGCCATTACTGGCGAAACAGATTCAGTGATCGTTTCATCAGATGAGACTTCTTCTGAGAGATTCTCAGTTGTGCTTCTTTGAGTACCAGTGTTTGCTGGGAAATATGATTCCCTCAGAGTTACTAGCTTCTCACGATAGTCTGCTTCACTGTCAAACTCAACATTTTCGGCAAGAGAAGCGAGTTTGTCCTTCTGAGATAGTGCAAGACCCTCAGCGACATCTGCAAAGATTACATCAGCAACCGACTCGGCTAATCTTCTATTAAGAGCAACATTTCTTTGAATTTGCTCGTTGAGTTTTTCTTCCATTTCATCAAGTTTATCTACCATGCTCTCGATTACATCATATCTATCTTCAGGGATTGTTACATAATGATCTTCAAAAAGACTCTTCATTCCAACGAGGAATGATTCGGTCATTTCGGTCTTAAGACCGTGCTCAACTGCGAGTGCATTCTCTTGGAACCACTCATCAGCAACATACTCAAGATATGCATCGACTCTTTCGGTGAGTTCCGACTTAATACCATTGAGTTCTTCTACAAGAGCAACTGCATATGACTCTTGGAGAGACTCCTTGATTTCGGCAACTTTCGACTTAATCGCTGCTTCGAAGATGGTGCGTGCTTTCTCTTGGAATTCCTCAGAAAGCTCCTCACCTTCGAGAAGAGCGTTTACATCTTCATCGATGTTAAACTCTTCTTCTACTTCTTCTTCTTCGGCGGTATCTTCTTCTACTTCTTCACCACCTTCCTCACCTTCGAGGTCGGTCTCTTCCTCTTCGGTTTCTTCTTCAATGACTTCATCTTCAATCTCAGTCTCTTCTGCTTTCATTGCTTTTGCATTAACAATGTCTCTTACCTGAGCAAGAGTAGCAGATGGATCTTTGAGCTTAGATGAATCGTCATCTGGACGATAATTTTCGGGAGTAGGACCACCTAAATCTTCGTACTCGATGCCAGTTTGTGGCATTGGATCGGCAGGTGCAGCCCCTTTGGTTACTACGTTTTCCATTTCTTGTAAATTTCTACCAACGGACATTTTTGTTTAGATTCTTAGATAATCTATATTTATTTATAAATTAAAGATTTGAAAGAAATTCGTTGAATAGATTCAACTTATGCTCTTCAAGTCTTCTCTGATCTACAAGAGTGTTAATTCTCTTTTGAGTTTGTTCTGCAAGTCTTTCACGAAGAATTCCTCCTTCCCAAACCCACTCTTTACCTTCCATAATTCCCTGAACAAAAGCGTCAGGAGCAGAAGGATCGGCAACGATATCAGCAGCAGTTGCTAACATAAAATCTTCGCCAACAATTTTATGACCTTCATTAGTCATTTTCAGTGATCCGACACCACGAGAAGAAACGCCTAAGCAAACTCCCTCACCAATAAGTGATTTTGCAATCTTACCCATTGGAGTTTCTAAAAGTTTTGCCTTACCAATGAAGTTATTACCATCTCTATAAAGTTCACAAATTTTATGTGATACTCTATCAAGATTTACAGTAGGTCCATCAGGGTGACCGAGTTCACCAAGAGCACGTCCCTTACATACAAAGTTTTCGTTGTAACGATTTACCTCTCTTTCCATGATAGAAAGAGGGTACATTCTTCCATTACGGTTGACTTGTTCTGCTTGCAGGAAAATACCTTTGATAAAGCACTGCTTATCAGAACCTTTACCTTCGGTAATAAATTCTACTTTTTGAATTTCTTCTGTGATGAGTTTCATTGTTTTAGTTTGTGAATCCTACTTTTGCTCCCAAAACAGCAGCATTCGCCGCATATACACAATGTGATGGTAATTTTTCCAAAAGTTCAGTTTGTAGTCGAGGTAGAGTGAAAGAACCAACAACGGTTCCACCCTGAGTTTCAACTACCGTAACTAGATATTCTGCTGATGCAGAAGTATTGACCAAACGAACAACTGTTGCTGAAGTAAAACTTGTTGCTGTTCCAGTTGTAGTTGGAAGTGCTGCTTCTGCCCCAAGAACTTTAATTCTATTGGCCATTATTCTTGATCCTCTGTTTCTTCTACTTCAGACTCACCAAACATAGATGATGCTACGTATGGTTTTGCGAGTTCAATTCTCTCTGCTGCTTTTGAATAAAGAATATCGTGAATTTTGTCACGAACATCCGATGCTGATGCATCAGTTGCAATCAAGTCGATAAGATCTTCCATAAAATTATTTTATTAATTATAAATTTATTTATATCTCAGCCTTTTTAGCGTCTTTCTGCATTTGGGCGTCTGTTACACTTGCTTGTGCATCTAGACCTGGCTCTGTTGGAATCTCGCCCATTCCCATTGCATCTTGACCCATTCCTGCCATACCATTTCCTTCACCAGGTTGGGGTAATGGAGCACCAGTAATTGGATCAATCATCGAAGGATCTGGAAGAATTCCTTTTTGAATTTCATCCTCAATCTGCTCATCGATTTCAATAATCTCTACATCAGTTTGACGAAGAATTTTCTTTCTTACATATTCAGTAGAGAAATATTTTCCAATATAAGGTTCAATCGTCGCAAGTGTACCTAAACGACCATTCAGAAGTTCAGATTCTTTAAGTTCTGCGAATTGATTGTCATATAGAAAATCATATTGAATATGATCTGACATTACATCCCAGTCTTCTGGACTGACAATATTTTTAAGAATCAATTGAGTCTTCAACATATCATTGAACATTTGAGCAAATCTTTTTCTCAAACGTCCTACGAACTTAGCAAATTTAAGTTCATCTCTCAGAATTTCTGATGATCTTCCAAGATTAAATCCATCACCACTTCCAGCAATTCTTGATTCTGGAACTCCAAGTGCTCTATACAGTTTTTTCTGGAAGTATTCAATATCGGCAAGTTCTCCAAGATTTTGCCCACCAGGAAGAGTGGTGATTTCAGTTCCTCTACCACCTTCACGGCGAGGTAACCAGAAATCTTCCATCATAGACATAAACTTGCGATCATCACGAACTTCACCAGTTGAAGCATCATAGACAAGTTTATTTCTATAACGAGACATAACCTCTTTAAGGTATTGTTCCGCTTTTACCTTTGGAAGATTGCCAACATCAATATAGAAAATTCTTCTTTCAGGTGCTCTTGACAATCTGTAAATAACAAGAGAGTCCTCAATCATTCTCAGTTGATTGAGTGCTTTGATTGCTTTATGGAGATAAGAGAGAACAGTATTTTTGTTTCTATCTACAAGACCAGAAGTGCAATATACAACCGAGTCTTTTGCAATCTTTACTGACTTACCAGCACCTGCACCAGAAATCATTCCTGTTGGATAATTTGGTGTTGGTGTATATAAGAAATACTCTTCAAATTCTGGACTATGTGGTAGAGAATTTTCGTTATTTTTTAAGTTTACTCTGACGTAAGGATCTTTATTATTTTTCTTTTCCTGACGAATATACTTCATTTTCATCGGATCAATGTATCTTAGATCCTGAATTCCTGCCTGAGGATTCTTAAGATCAATGACCTTCAAATAATAAATTCTTCCATCAATATACCAGTTTCTAAAAATCTCATGGCACTTTCTATCAAAGTCCATGATTTCTTTTAGATATCTAAATTCTTCTCTTATTTTCTTTTTGAGTGATTCGCTGGCATTTAGATTGGAAAGTTCAATCTCTACCGGCGAATCATATAGATCACTAACCAATGCTTCATTAACAACATCTTCAATGGCACCATCACACTCTGGGTGAAGTGCCATTTCTCTATATCTTTTAATTAAATCATGCTCTGTTCGATAGACTCCTTCAATATCAATATATTGACCATAAAATCCACTAGCAATATAATTATCAACCCCGTCCTCATTGGTTTGAGGAACGGGGGATACTACCGAAGGAGATTGGTTTTTGTTACTATCAATAGAAAAACCAAAAAGTTTTGCCATAGTATAATCTTTTGACTCTTTATTCTATTATTTAGTTAATATCTTCACCACCAGCATTTGTGCCAGTTCCTTTAATTGCTTCCCACCAAAGAACTTGAAGTTCTACGGTAAACTCTTCGATACCCTGAGCATCATATGAAAGTTCAATAGGAGATACCTGAGTTGGGAACAAATCATACATTCTATATGATCTGAGTACAGATCCGTCACGATCTAATTGATAAACATAAGCATCAGACTGATAATCTGCTGGGTTGGTTAAACCAGTGTTATCGGACAATCTGTTAAATGTATTCATCCACTTTTCAAAAGCGGAACGAATAGAGAAATCAGTGTCGTTGATAACGGTAACAGTCCAAGAATCAAAGGTTCTGTCTCCTGCAACTTTTAGAATTCTACCTCTAAAAGGAACATCGATTGGGGCAACGTTTGATGCAGGTAAGTTAGCTGCCTTGATCAAGAATCTAGACTTTTCAACTGTTGTTGTATTTGGAGTAGCAGCATCTGGGAAAGTAAGGACAACCTCAAAGAGGTTAGGGCGAGCACCACCACCCGTTAACTTATTTTTAAAGTCGGTGATCTTCCTTAGTGGGGGTGGATTAATTTGATTTCTAGCTGGCATAGTTCTAAACCTCTAGTTTAATTAAACGGAACCGATTACTTCTTCAAATGCAACACCAGTTCTGGTGGCAATGAAGGTTAGACCGATGAAGTTAATCGATCTTGCTGGTTTGATGTAAATGTCTGCGATGAATTCATTCGCATCAATGATTTCCCCAGTGTTGTTTGTCTCATCACAAATAACAACATAATCAAAGATACCTCTCTTGGACTGAACATCGCGTAGGAAAGGTTCAACAATATTTACAAAACTGGTTCTTGTAATTTCATCGTTGAATTCAAAGAGGAAGTCCTTAGCGGCAAAAGAAATTGCATCTTCCAGATAGATGAAGAGTCTGCGAACGTTGATTCTATCGAACGCCGATGACTTACCATATCCAGTCTTGTCACCGAAGAGAACAATTCCTGCACCTGGTGAGAAGATTACTGGGTTAATTCTGTTTGAATACAGAATGTCTCTTTGTCTTCTACCTGGATTATATGCAAGTTTAACTGCATTTAGAATTGCTCCTCTTGAAGTTCCTGCGGGAGAGAACCATGGGAACTGTTGAATATCAGTTCTTGCACAGCATCCAGCAACATCTCCATTCAGTGGAACATATCTAAACGTATCATTAAATCTGTCATACATGTACTTATAACCACTATCAAAAATTCCATAAGTTGTTGAGGTTACTGGTGCATAGAAACTTACGACATTATCTGTAATAGTATCAATATTGTTTACAGTAACTGTTCCAACAGAGGAATCATTCAAGAATGCTTGTCTATATGGTGAAATAAATGCAACAGCGTCTTTTCTATATTCTGCAATTGCAACGCAAGCATTTGCCAATGCCTGTGCTTCATCCTTTCTATAATTTGCTGATCCCATTAGAATGAAATCAACTTCAATTTCCTCAGTGTTCTCAAACAGTTCAAGACCACTTATAATATCATCTAACCCAGAATATAATGCCCCTGTTGTTAGTAGATCAGTTTTTCCTTGATAATTTAAACCACCTGCAAGAGTATAGGTATTTGCTCCTGCCCCAGCAAAAATTACGTTTTGTGCAGGTTGATCCCATCCAGTATCGTCATTTAGTTCGAACTGTGCGACACCATTTCCACTGAATCCAGTGGTAACAATTCCAACTGGTTCTGATCCACCAAAAACATATCTTGAATTAGTTTCAAGATATTTTCTCCAATAAGAAGTACTTCCTACTGAATATTCTGCATCATTTGCTTTCGAAAGAGCAAGATGCTTTTCTAAGATTGTACCGGCATTACCAGTAATTGCTCCTTTGTCATCAATGACAACAACGTGGATTTCATCGAATCTTCCACCTCTTCCAGAAACAAACGCCGAAGTTCCAGGTTTATTTGCAATCGAATCCCAATCAATCTTACCTACACTTAGAGTGATTGATTGATTTTCAAACCAATCTTTTTCTCCAGTATACGATCTACTTGTAAATGCAGTTCCTACACCATTTGTGTGGATTGCGACTGCTCCAGTTTGTGGAAGTGCGTATATTCCATTCTGTTGATAATCAACATTTACCATACCGCCAGTTGCGGTTACGACACCCACCAGTTTGGTTGAAATTTCACCAGCACCAACTTCGGTAATAATTCCTTTGAAGTAACCACCAATGAGTGATGTTATACCAATTCCAGGTAAAACTGTTCCATTAGGAATTGCAACGGTAAATCCATATCCAACTTGAACATTGGATGTAGAAATACCTGTCAGAATTTGATCTGCTTTTCCATCAATGATTGCAACCTTAACACCATTCGCCCATGTTCCTGGGTTTTTGGCTACAAAAGTAAAGTTAGGAATAATGTTTAGATCATAACCTAATTGAACATAATGCTCTTCACTCTTAATCTTGATGCTGCTACCTGCACCGACAAAAGCATTTTTTAACTGTTGATCATCTGCTCTTACAACTCTCATCAATCCGCCATAAGCGAGATATGATGACGCAACCATCCAGTGCTCGTAGTGCTTATCAACCGAATATGGTTGTCCAAAAGTTTGATACAGGTCGTTCTCGTTTTCTATTAGTTGAGGAACACCAACAGGTCCTTTCGCAAAAGGAGCTACAATACCAGCAATTGACCCAGAAACTGGATCAATTCTTCCAATAGTTAAATCAACCTCTCTTACTAGAATTCCAGGAGATGCTAAATTTAGAGGCATCTTTATTCTCCATCCAGAATTAATCTAAAAATATTTATTAAAAAGACTACTTTCATTGGGGAAACTGTGCATGAACACCTCTACCAATCAGGATATTCCCAATTTATGTGTTCAATCTTAGATTTTCTCTTTTTTATAATTCTCTTTTTAGTACACTCTTTGCATTCGTATGAGTACGCTGATGGAAAAATACCTCTTCCTTTTCTAGTAAGATAAAAGTCATCTATCAGACTTTTAGTCTTTTTGCAGACCCTGCATTGGCGTTCTAAAAAAAGTAGGTGTTGAGTATTGAGTTGATCATCTATGTCTATATCGAAATCCATTATCGATAGTCCCACATATAAGACCTATCACCATACTCATCCAAATTCCAAACTTCTAAATTATTTCCATTTGATGCTGCACTCATCCATCTGTCACCTGTTTTTTCATCAACAAAAATATCTTCATCTAAACCGTCAAGGATAAATCCAAATGGTGCCATATCTTGTTCGATTTGATTCTTCTGCTCTTCATAGATTCTCTTGCGGACATCATTATCCGTCATTTCTTTGAAGTAGTCCTGAGCAACTAACCAAGAGAATATAACAAGACACATTGCCAAGTCATCATTACAACCTTCTTCTGCTTCGAATGAATTATGCCTCTGTGCAAATGTTGTAAGTTCTGATATAATGTCATAATCAACAGTCAGTAACTTATCATCTTCTAATAAAGTTTTTAAGTTAGAGCATCCCAACTTTTTCACAGCGGAAGTCATTCTCACTCCCAATTGTGACTTCTTTCCACTAAATCCAGATCCCACAATTTGACCTGCACGTCCCCTCATAGCGCACATCAAAACATTATCATACTCAAGATCAAAGTGAAGGATACTTGCAACTTGATCACCAATATCATTGACCTCAATTAATAACCAAGCATCATTGTATGCTTTTGCAACTTCGTTAATAATGCTAGGAAATAGCATTGGTTTAATTTCATTATTTCTGTATTTCGCAACAACTTTATATGGAAACTGGGTAATATCAAAAACAATAAATGCTGAGTAATCGTTACCCATTCCACGGGCAACGTCAACTGTGATCAGATAATTATTTTCTTCTATTGGATTTTGATAAATGTCTAATCCAGCATTTCTCTTTATTGGATCTTCATATACCAGGTTTCTTAATTTTGATGGATTGATAAGTGTATTAACAGATCCTAAGAATTCACATTCAAACTCAACTTTGAACTGCTGTTCAGAAGTGTTGGCAATAGTCTGCTCTTTCCACTTCTCGTCCCTACCAGGAACTTCTGACCAATGAACATCAGTTGGAACATATTCATTCTTATTACGTTCAGCATCGTGCCACATACGGTAGAAGTGATTCATACCACGTGGCGTTGAAACGATGATTACCTTCGTGCTTTGTCCAGAAGAAATAGTAGGATAAACAGAGGCAAAGAAGTCATCAGCAATGTGATTCGGGATGAAAGCGAACTCGTCAAGAAAGATGACATTATAGGATCCGCCTCGGACAGCAGATGAAGAAGTAGAGTTAGATGAAATCTTGGAGCCATTTTCTAATTCTAAACTACCTTTGTTCCATGATATAATACCTTGTTGCATCCACTTGGGCAAGTTTTCATAAGCAAGTTGCAATCTTCCAAGCAGATCTCTTGCAGTAGATGCTTTGTTCGCTAGAATAGCTATATTAACATTATCGTTGAAAACGGCATAATGTAACAAATATGAAACACAAGTTGTTGACTTACCCGTCTGACGGGGCATCTTACAAATATTGAATCTGTTCTTATGAAAATTTTCGATTAGTTTCTCTTGAAATGGATACATCTCAAAAGGAACTAGACCGTGATCAAGAGATACGATTTTAATATAATTTCTTGCAAAATATACTGGATCTTCTTTACATTTTAAGAACTCAATAATTTGTTCTTCTGTAAATTCAATCTGAGTATTTGCTTTTTTTAAATTTGGATTGCCAAGATAAACTTCACTCATAATAAAACTCCTTTTAATCTTCTACCCAAATCAATGATGCAGAAGCAGCAGTCATATTACTTGTAGAAGAAACATAGATACTGATAAAATTATTAGGTGGAATATCAATACCCAAATCATTTAGACTTGCATCCAGAGTTGCTCCGTCTGAAATATGAAATGCTGCTACTGGTTGATATGTTTGTGTTGCAGTCATTGCAAACAACCCAGCAGTGCTTTGTGTTGCATAAAGTGATGCATTAAATTCATTTGTTGGACTTATCCATCTAAAAAAGTTTGTTGTATTTGGATTTACATAAACATATATGATTGCTGGGTCTCCATTAGTATTCACAGAAGCAGTAATTCTTTTTGGAATCAAGTCTCTGGTATTTACTTTATTCTGGAAAACCAATCTATTCTTAACTGATAGTATATGATACAAAGAACCAGGAGTGTTCATTGAATCAGTTCTTGAACCTGTTGCAGAGTAAGGCAATCTGGTTTGAACTACATTACCTTCAACTGCACCCATAAATGATGCACCTCTACAAGTTACAACTCCACTTGTAGGAGAACCAAGATTTGCTGCGACATATCCAAGTTTGAGTGATGGATTATCTAAGTGTGGAGTTGTGTATCTATTGGAATAGTGCTCGTGATGGAAGAAAATCATATCTCCATTCAGAGGATTTTCTACCGCATACCTCATCTCACCAGCACCCAACCAACGGAAGTTGATTTGATAGATATTCAGTTTTGATGGGTCTAGTGTAACACCAGAGTATCCAGTTCCATCAAGTTTATCTAAATTAAAGTCTTCTTGGAATGTCCAATTCTCCGTTTGTGCTACACCTAGTTGTAAATGACTGGAAGTAAATGTAACTGTTGCGGTGCTGGTTACATTGTTGGTTCCGTTTTGGGCACCAAGAGATGTAGCAAGGAAAGTAATCTTTGTTTGGTCGTATTCTGCGAGATATAAAGCATTAAAGAGTGCTTGTGCTCTTAGTCCCTGAACGAGTTGTGCAATATTTCCAGCAATAGTTCCAGTACTTAAAGTTACCGCAGTAAATGCAGTCCCATTTATAGTCACAGTTACATTACCATCATCAAGTGCAGTAAATGTAAATTGGTGAATGTGTGCCTTACCACCAGTCGCACGAAGAATACCAAACTGGCCATTCGTATGAGCATAACCAATTTGAAGAGCATTTTCTTGATTGAAGAATCCTACTCTCTGAGTAAAACCTACTGGGTTATTTGAGAATGATGCGGTAAATCTACCAACTACACCTTGTCCTGGACGATACCTAAGAAAGTTATTACTTCTTATAACACCATAAGAGTTTGCATCTGTTCCACAACCAACCTTAAAAGTGTTATTTTCGTGAGTTGCAATTCCACTATTACTAAACTTAAAAGTCTCAAAGTTTCTTGGATCTAATCCATAAATCGCATCACCCTGAATTTTGGGTGTGAGGGGAATTGCTAGATTTTCTCCAAATGCAGACTTGGAACAAGCACTCTCATTTAGAATATTTCCATACTCATCAGCACGGAGATAAACCTCATGAAGTGTTCGTTCTTGATTTAAATAATCTTGTGTAGACTTATTCCACTGAGCCATGAATCACTCACTCCACGATAATCTTTCTGGACGATACCTTTGTGAACTTTTAATATTTAAAGAACCAGATGTTACTGGGTAAATATTGTGAACAATAGCACCTGGATATTCTCCTTGAAGTTGCTCTGCAAGTTCATTTTTGGAAGGCATAGAACCTTCTATCTCCATTCTATATATTTTACCTTCCCAAACTACATCTGCGAAGTATGATTCTACGGCAGATTCTGGTTGGGAAGATCCTCCTACATTTAGAGTTCCGTTGAAATCACCATTAATAGTGATACTTTCTGATAAAAACTTTTTGAAAGATTTCATTTTAGTTACAGTTCCAACGACGGAGTGCTTTGTTGATTCTTGAATCTGGATCTCTTGCGGTTTTTGCTGAAGTCAGTTTTGATTTCATTCCTTTCATACGCCGGCAAAAATTAGCACGACGCTTTGCTCTTTTTCCCTTTGGTTTCTTTTCAGTGACCGCAGTTTGAAGTTTTGAACCTGGATTCTCTTGGCGATAAGCATCAACTGCTGCTTGACTTAATCCATCAGTTTTATCTTTACGGTTGACCTTTTGCCAATCCTCACTGAGTTCTTCTCTCCAATTTGAAAACTGGTATTTTTCTTTCACACTTCCTGCATAAGGCATAGTTATATTATATTCTTTTTTTGATCCGATCAATTCTGCCGGAAGTGAAAACATATCCCAGTATCTAGTTCCATATTTACATTCATTTCTTAGTTCTAGTTTTTCACATTTGGGGCAATATCTATCTGGTCTTTCTCTAATTGGTGTATCCCAATCATATCCAAGTGCATCAGTGCTTTCTGATTTAGTTCCCCAACTATCTGCTCCAACTTTGCGACACTTAACTAATGCACCAGATGCATATGCACTTGGCCAAACTTTATAACGTGACTTTACTTTATGATAGCAAGCATCTTTCTTTTCTGAGACTACTTCACCTTCTGGTTCATAAGATTGTTTCAGCAAATCATTGATTCTACGATAATATTGTGGAGATCCATACTGTACTGTATCTTTATCCCCAGTCATATCTTGATATGATTTAGTTCTTTCAGATGCTCCTTGTTGAACTCTTCTTAATTTATCTGCTAAAGTTTCTTTTTGTTGTGGTTGTGGTTGGATAGTTGGTCTTTGTTGTGTTTTTGGTGATGAAACGTATAATGGTAAATATCCAGGATCACTAATATTTCTTACATTATAAGGTCTATTTGGTTGCCTATTAAAACGTTGTAAATCAGTACCACCTGGTTTTTCTGATCTTTGGGTAAAAGGAACTGGAACTCCTAAAACTTTTTGTTGAGATGTAAAACTTTTGATATTTGGATTGAGTGAATTGCTACTATATGGTTGCAGAACTCTTCCGGTTCCTGGAAGAGAAAATTCATCAAGTTGCTCACCTTGTGGTTCAAAATGTGCTTTATCAACATTTGCCGATTTTTTAGGGGTTGATGGAATAATTTTTTCTCCTTTTGGTATTAATCTTTGGAGAAGTTTATCTGGACCTCCATACTTTGTAGCATCAACTTGCTCAGCAGTTACAAACTTTGCCTTACCTTTTCTACTTGGATTTGGATCTTCTTTACGTTTTTTTGCTGCTCTTCTATTTCTCTCCTCTTTACTCATCGATGCTCTATCATCAGCATCGCGGCAGAATGGCTTTGTTTTTTGACCTGGTTGTTTGGCACAAGGTTTTCCATCATATTTACCACCTGCCTGAACCCATCCACCACCTTTAAACCAATCTCTTAAAGAATATCCAGGATCCTTTGCAGATTTACCGTCTCTTTTACCTTCTAATATTTCAATTTCTTCCTTATTCATTTCACCACTATCAACATAATCTGCTGCCGAATCAATATAATCTGCTGCTTTAGTGATTTTTGATTGAACCCAAGCCTCAATTTCACCTTCACCTTTCTTCATTTTTTTCTGAAGTCTTTTTGCTCCGTTTACAATAGTGGAAAGTTCAGATCTTGCCATCGAATACTCGTGATCTCTTGCTTCGTTGGCTGGATGAACTTTTGCTACCGAATACTTATCCCACATTGTAGGTCCATAAGAACAATCCGTTCTTGCTTCTATTTTTCTACAAAGTTTGCAATATCTCATCTCAACACTTTCAAACGCTGAGCCTCTTTTTGTATGAAGCATCTCACCTTTTTGCTTTGCAATTAGTTTCAAAGATCTCTTCTGCGCTTCACCAGGAGCACTCATAACATTTTCATCAGGTGTTTTTCTACTTGCAGCATCATAGATATCAATATCGCCATCAGCATCACGATCTAGATATTGAACAGTTGCGTGATGAACTAATTGCTTCAAATCTACATTAGGATCTAGTACATGCTGTCCACCTTTTAGATGGGAAGTTTTGTGTGTAAATTTGGAGAACTTAATCTTCTTTACACTTTGCACATCTTCGTTAAATGGTGACATTGATTTTGTCTCTTCGCCTCTTTGTCTTTTCTTTCTGGCAGCACAATGTGCTTTTTGAGAAAAACCCTTTGGATCTTTACAGTCTATTGATTTTTTGTAATCCTTAGACCAACTCATACACCGAAAAAGTTTACTCTTTATTATTTAGAAAACCTTGTTTCAGGAGTTTAGACAGTTCTGATGTTGAACCGACAAACACCGCATTATTGGTAACATTGTTTGTTGTTTTTACAACATCCTCTTCAACATCTTTAAGTTTCTTCTGTAAATCAATTAATTTATCCGTTACATCACCAACACTTTTAATCAATTGACCAGCAACTTCATATGCTCTTGGTTGATCACTTTCCGCTGCAAGTTCCATTATTCCATTTATTGCTTCTTGCCCCTTTTCTATAAGAGAATATAAGTTTGCTCTTGTATACTCATAATCTTTTCTGATATCACCATCAGTAGAAGATTCTACTTTAACGATAGGAGTTTCTTTCTCTACGTTAACAATTTCACTTTTGATATTTAAAGCATTATCAATGCTTTCATAATTTTCTGACATAATCTATCAAACATCTATTTTACGTGTTGGACTATACTCTCTCGAATCATCCAAGAATTCCCAATTTTCATCAAATCCAAAGTTATCATCTGGATTTGCATCAGGTGGAATTGGGCGCAAGGTGTATCTAAGTTCTCTCTTAGCATTTTCAGTGTCTGTACTAGTGTACATATCAACCTGAATCTTGCGAATCAGACCATCAGTACTATCAGCAACTGGACCGAAGAGATATGTTTTTGCTGTGAATGATAATGTATATATTAACGCTCTTCTTGTTGAAAAATCACCTTCATAATCATCCTGAAAATTTATACTTTCCAGAACCATTGGAACATCTTTTTTCTCCCCAATAGATTCAATCATATCAATTGTTACATTAAATCCTGGTTGGAAATATGGTAAAATTTGCTCAATAATTTGTAACGCATCATCATTTAATTTCGTTAAAATATTAAGTTCAAATCCAATATTATAAGGAACTGGCATAAAAACTTTTTTTACATTGCCATTAACATCACAAGTTTTGAAAGTTTGAACAACACTTGACTTTCTACTTGGATCATATTGTATAGAAGTCATCTCAAATGACATTCGTGGCAATGAAATCTGAGTTGCTTTGTTTAATTCTGGTTGTTGTTGAATTCTTGCAAGAAATTTTTGTCTTGGTCCATAAGCGATAGGAACTCTCATATCACTTATGCTATTACCGTTTTGATCGGTGTGGCGAATATGGATTTGGTTAAATAATGTTCCGAAAGCTATTATAGTCTTTCTTATAATTTCGTGATAATAGTACGTTCCTAACATTAATAAGTACCAAATGGATTTGATTCTGTAAAGTCTAAAATGAGATCTGCTTCCTCTTCAATCTCATCATTTTGACTATATTTATCATATGTATCCATTTGATCAAAATATTGAACAGTAAATATCGCTCCGGACTCTGTTCCAATAATATTTTCTCCCGGTAAAAATAGTGGTTGTGTTGCCCCAATACCCAAATTGGCAACCTTGAGAATGTTGGTATCTTTATCCCACGATTTAACTCTTGCTCTAATTTGAGATCTAGATCCTCTAACAACTTCGTTGAATAGGAAAGTTCCAATACCAGTAAGTGTTTCTGGATTTGCAATAACCACAGTTGGATTAGCAGTGTATCCTATTCCTGGATTTGCAACATATATTGAACGAACTACATTATTAGATCCAACTAATCCAATAGAAGCAATTCCAACGGCAGTCCGACCTACTCCACTTTGACCTGGTGCCGAAACTGTAACTACAGGGGTAGTTCCATATCCAACACCATTATCATTAACGATAAATCTAACTACACCATTATATGAGGTTTCAATAGAGCAAGTAGCAGCTGCACCTGCTCCACCACCACCAGTAATTCTTATAGTTGGTGGAGTGCTGTATCCAGCGCCTGCATTAGTCAAATAAATCCTATCAACAGATCTAATACCATTTCTAACTGCCATTAAAGCAACCGCAGTTGCATTATCTCCTGGTTGTCCAGTAGGAGAACTACTTATAGCAACCACAGGTGCAGAAGTATATCCATATCCATCATTATTGAGGAAAATTTCCCTTATATACCCACTACTGACAATGGCAGATGCTGTTGCAGTTCTACCAACGCCAATCAGTTTTAACGTAGTAATATATCCTTCATTTTCAACTTGTGTATCTATTTCTTCAATCGAGGTATCAATAATTTCATCCTCATATTCAAATAGTTCACACTTCAGTTCATAAACATAATTTTTACCTAGTTGATAAAAAGGATTTTCGTGTTCAACAAACTTAACTTCAAAAATTCTTTCTCCAAGCGGAAAGTAAATTAAATCTCCTTCTCTTGGACGAGTAGATAATATAATTTCACCTTCACCAGTTCCAGCGTCTAATGCTCCCATAAATGGGGCAATAAAATCTTCAAATCTTTCTTTTGATATTGTAATTAATAATTCATCTCTAAGACTCATTCCAAATTTAGTTAAAATATCTCCCGCACCAGAATACCCATCGTAAGTATTTACATATGCCTCAATTGCAAAATTATCATCAAATCTTGAAGATTGAACTTCTTCTATGATAGTTTTTCTATTTACAAATTTTCTTGGAATATAAACAACCTCAACACCATACATCCTAAGATGTTCATTTATTAAGTCCTGAATCAATCTCTGTTCAGATGACGTTCCTTGTAGGAAAAATGGATTAAGTGCCATTACCCAATAAAGTCGTATGGTGGAAGTTCGTAATCCATTGACATTCTCTTTGTTATTTCATCCAGTTCTCTTTCTGCGTCTTCATATATTTCTCTACCATTAAACTCAATACCACCAGGAAGTTTAACTCCTCTGAATTTAATTAAGTTTTGACCCCACTGTCTCTTAATTAATGCTGTAAGATATCTTTTTAAAAAGCTATCGTTATAAACTTTGGTATGAGTGGTTGGATCTAAAATTCTATAACAATCTAGAACTAAAAAGTTACCAGCAGACTGTGCTCCCCAATCAAGATCTAGATATAATCTATTCTGTCTTTTATTAAATCTAACTTGCTTATCGGTTGTTAATAAGAAGTCAATATCTTCAAGATAACTTTTAACCATAGCATATTGTAAAAGTTCAACTGAGTTGAAATAATATAGATCATTTAAAAATAATTGATACTTAATACTAAACATTCCACCAGAAATGGAACTAGTATCAAACTTAAATATTTTTTCAATACCTATGACTGAATCTGGAACTTGAATATAGTTTGAGGTCTCATAGAAATTAAATGATGTTGTACCATATCCAGTTACATTGGATGTTCCTGTTGTTGTAACAATTCCAACACCATTTTTTCCTTTCGCAGATCCTCTGTCAATATCTGCCTGACTTATTTGATACTTCAAATACATTCTCTCTACACCATCAAAGTGGCGCTCATTGAAGTATTGAAGGGCATCATCAACTAGATCATCTATTTGGTCATCATCAACGTTAATTTCCAGCACAGGCGCTCCTAGACGCCTTAGACAGTAATCAATCAGTTCTTGCCTACTTGCTGGTTTTGCCATTTTTGTTACGCTTCAGGTTTTTTGGACTTTTTCAATTCATCATATTTGTTTTGTAAATCAAGGTTTACTGCTAGAATCTCATTTTTTTCTTTGGCAAAATCGTCTGATAATGTTTGCAACTTTGCTTCTAGCAATATATTTTGGTTTGTTAGTGCTGCTAATTTTTGATTATATAAACGCACTAAGATATTGATATCGACTTCACTTTCATTTGACATATTTTAGAATGTTCCTCCGTCAAGGGTTGATGTCCAGTGTGGTTTATTAGTATATATTGTCGAAACTGAGGAAGGAATTACTGATAGATTTTGTATCGATCCATTATCACCTTCTTTTCTAATGTTGTAAGTATTAACAAATGTTCCCTCAACACCAATTAGACTTAATGTGGATAATGTACCACCAGTTTCAACAACACCATAAGCATTGCTTGTATCTTGTCTAATAATATCTCCTGCGGTTACAGTAACAGAAGAAGGTAATGCCAAAGTAACCTTTGTAATAGCAGTTAGAATCTGCTTTGAAGTAATAACCGGGGATGCTGGATTATTTGTCGAAGTTTGTAATCCATCAGCATCAAAATATACAACACCGTGAGTATTAAAGTCACCAGTTTGATAGTAAATACCCTTAATATCAAGATATCCTCTGGTTCCAGTTACTACACTATTAGTGATAGTTGCATCTGGAATATAAGTCCAAGATCTTACAGTGGCAGCACTTCCAACATTATTTTGATCAGTGTATCCAAAGAATCCAATTTTATTATTTGCAGTTCCAGTGCTTGTATTATAATTAAATGCAATACCACGATCAGTATTAGTGTCGTATGCGTGGGTAATTGTTAATTGTGTAGTTGTAGAAATTCCAGGAGCAATAGTTGCGTCTGTTAAAGTTATAATCTTATTAACAGTATCATAAGCAGTTACTGTGTTTACTCCAGATACCGAAAGTGCAGCATTTCCGCTAACTACGTCACCTGTATTGATTCCTGTAACAGAATCCAATCTAATTGTGCTTACACCAGCAACAACAGTAGTCATTACTGTTCTTGTGCTTGTTACATCACCGAGAACAATAATAGGATCATTTAGATCGACAGTTGTTGAATTTACAGATGTTGTGGTTCCATCTACCTGTAAATTTCCTTTTACAATAACTGTTCCTTCATTACTTAATCCATCTGGATATGGATCTAAGTATAATTCGTTACCAGAAATAGATGATATTACATTATCCTTTATTTTTATCTGATCAATAGTGGCATGACCACTTATACCTATCGTTCCACCTACATTCAGATTTTTTTCAATTCCTACTCCACCCTCAACGACAAGGGCACCACTATCTTTATCACCAGATTCTGTAACGTCGCCAATATTAATTGCTACGCCATTGGCAAATGCCCAATCAGCTCCCTCAATTTCAAATCTATTATCAGTTGCTTCATCATAACGCATTTTAACGTCTTTATCATTACCAAATGATAAGTACGTATCATCGACAATATTAATTTCACCAGTTCCATTTGGATCTAAAACAATATCACCATCAGTATTTGTTGATGATAAAGTGTTTAAATCAAGTCTTAAATTATCAACGTTCCACTGGTCTACTTTTCTGTTACTATCAAGAATAGCAACAATACCACCATCACTATTCCTTGTATTTGTTACGCCAGCAATTGATCCTGGCGTATGCTCCATCATAGAAGCATAATAATAACCACCAACTGGATTTACATTATTACCATCATCACCTACAAAAATTCTATCTTTGTACTGATTAACACCACCATAACTACCAATACCAGTTACGTATGCTAATTCACCCCAATTTAGACTAGAAGGTTTATTAGTACCTGAGGATCTTTTGATCCTGATAATACTTGCCATTTAGAAATTTCCCCCGTTGATGTCTAAATTCTGTGTTGCCCCTGGTGTAAGGGTTAGTGTAGCGTCCCATTTTCTAGTGGCACCATTATAAACAAGAACCATACCATCAAGTAAATTTGTGGCATTAACATCACTAAGTTCAGACAAAGAAAGACCTTGAGCACCAGCAAGTGAAGATATAACTTTTACTGCAGGTTGTTGTCCTACTCTGACCTTAATTTCTGCCATTTATAAACAGTTCAGGATCTAAAATATATTTATACTTCATTGAATCCAAAAGGTTCAATAGAAGACCCAAATGATGAAATAACCTCTTGCTGCTTAAAGTAAAGCTTTACATAAGATTTTGCAATGTTTCTGAGAGTATCAATACAATCGATTGAATCAATTTCAGACGCTGCCTTGTAATACTCAAAACTTTTGCTCAAATTTTCTAAATTAATTTTGTCTGGGTCCATTAATAATTTCCTTTAGTAAAGATTTAATTTCATCAATATCTTTTTTAATCATATCTATTTCATTTTTTTCCTTTTCTTTGATCTCTTTCAAACGCATATAATTCATATATGCTGACTTATCCTTATTAAGAATTGCGCCAGTGTTTCGATCTCTAAAAAGATTACTATGACCTTCAACTGGGATTAAATTTGAATTTTCCATAATTTACGCCAATGCTATACATCTGAAATCTTTAAGTTTTACCGGTGTTGATTCATTAGTTGAAGACATTACAATTTTAATTGAGAATCCATTAAATTGTTCAAGATTATTTGCACTGAATTGATATTCAGAGAAAGATTCTGGACCGTCTGGATTTACAAATGCATCAGGTCTTCCACTATTTGCAGACAAATCAATCACTAAATCACCAAAACCATCACCATCAGTATCAATTAAGTTATCATATCCTGGGAAAGGTGTATAAGTTTGAGGGACATCACTAGAATCAGCTTTAAATAGTCTGTAAAACGCTCTTATATCAGATTCTGGTTGTCTATTTGCTGCAACCAACAGTCGTAAACTGGTAGCTGGTTGTGCCAATGAAATAACCCTAGTCACAAATACTGCACCATGTGGATCACCAGTAAGTTCATTTGATCTAGAATCAAGGACATAATCAGTAATTGGATTATTAGACCTGTTTCTACCTAGTATAAATGTAGAATTTTGTATGTCCATAACAGGAGATAGATTTTCATCTTCTGTTCTAAATTCAACTCTCATGGTTAGAGATTTATTTGATGGTAAGGTTGTTAATCTAGTGGTTTCATTAATTCTTGATGCAACCAGTCTTGGAGACGCAAAATAATTAACAGTATTTAATTGAATTGGATCATATCCAAGATCCAAGAAAGATACTTCGGATCCGCCAGCACTAGTTCCAGAAATAGTTCTTATTTGCGAAGAAACTGCTGTGCCTTTACCTGGAGTAATAACATTGAAAATTGGTTGCAATGAACTAAATTGATGGTTTTGGGAGACCTTCACACTATCACCACCAAATGCTTTTTGTGAATCAAAATTCAACATTGTACTTCCACTAGATCTATTAGTTGGTGTTGTTCTATCAAATTCTAAGAAGAAATTATCAAGATTTGAATTTTCAGAATTATAATAGGTAGAAGGAATATTATGTGTTTTATTAATTCTCATTAGAGAAACACCATTAACCTCATATGGTTGTATAAAATCAGAAGTAGAATGCGATGTCTTGATAGTACCATTTAATGCACGTGATTCAATAATAAGTGTTCCAGCGTCACCAGAAGTTTGTGTTATTCCACTATATGATATAACCTCATTTTGAATTAATGCATAACCACGACTTGTTGTTATTCCCTCAAATCTTGCAAAAACATTTGTATTTGCAACAGAAACGACAGTATCATTTAATCCAAAGTTATCAGTTAAAGCCACTTTTTCTCTATCTGGTAAAATATCTTTCACTTCAATTACATTATTGCCACCATGGTGTGCATGATTATATTGCTTAATTCTAAAGACATTTCCAGAGAAATTATCTGAAATGAGAGATGAAGTTCCATTAACTGTTACTCCACTACTAGTTCTGGAAGATTCTACAAGTGGATTTGTATAATAAACAACCGAAGATGTATTTGTAAAGTTTTCACCTTGAACACCTGTCAAGTAAATTGTGTTAGCAGCACCACGAGATGAAACAGAAACTCTTGCTCCTGAACCACTACCAATACTACTTGTAGTAATTCCAAGAATTTCTCCATTTACATAACCACTTCCAGTCGTTGCAGTTGGAGTAACTGAAATTACTTTACCATTACTTACAGTAATATTTGCCGTTGCACCAGTTCCTTTTCCACTAATAGAGTACAGTGGAACATTATTTGTAGTTCCAGATGCTGGATAACCAGATCCACCACTAATAACAGTTACAACTCCAATAGGTCCACCAAGATTTTCAACAATTCCAGTTATACTTGGGCTAGATCCCTGACCAATTTTAGTTCCAGGAACAACATCAGCATTTAGTGTTCCTGTAATAGGAACCATTAGTTTTCTTGGCAAACCTTCAATTGGATTATTTTGTAATTTGGAAACATTTGTACCTCCAGGATTAATATCAGTATTATAGAATGTTAAAGTACCTGATGGGACAAACTTTGCTTTATAAAGTTTAAATGTCAAATCTTGATATTGACTTGCTGTCCAAATAGTTCCATTTTGAGACTTGAATAGTGATCCTCCAATATATTGTTTGGTGACAACTACATTCTGAACATCGGGAAGATTTTTTGTTTTAACTGTTTTCTGTCCCATTGTTGCAGTCCACATTTCATAAGCATCTGATGCAGGAGAAAGAATAACTATCGCATACTCTTTTCCAGCTTCCAAATATACGGGAGATGGGAAACGAATCCTTGTAGGTATTGGTTCAGGTATGCGTGATCCTACATATCTACCCCAATCAGGATCTTTCAGAATCTCTTGCATTTTTACACCAATTTTTCCAGTATAGACATTCTCTAAGAAATATCTAATGTCAGAATCGGTGAATCCTAATGATTTTGCATATGGATAGTCATTATCATATCCAAATTGACCAGGTGTGAATCCACTGGCAGCATCATCAAATCCTGCCATGCTTCTAACATCAAATTCTTCTTCAGGAATGTTTATTTGATCTGGACTTAAAGCAACTTGCGTATAATCTTGGACTAAAAGTTGAGTCGGTGTACCCAATTCAACAGTTCTAAGTTCAACAAAGATTTTTGCTGATGGATCTTTTGATGCAAAATAGAGGTCAAATGATGTTAGGAATGCACCTTTACCATCAACAGTAAATGACTGTGCAAGTGGATCTCTGTGTGGTGCTTTTACCTCAACCTTAACTTCAGTTGGTTGAGCTGCTGGTTTAGGTGGATTTCTTACAGAAACTCTACTAGTTTCTTGTGTTAAAATTGTTCCAGATCCACTGTAACTTCCGATCGCTTCACTAGCAAATACTGTAGATCCTGGAAGAGGAACAACACCAGGAGGAACTGCTGTAATTTTTACTGTTTTTGTTCCACTAGTAACTTTTACTGGTGGTGGTGGAGTTGTATTTGGGTCTCTGAAGAAGAAGTTTGCAATAATATCACCCCAGTTGTCGGAAACTAATTCCGCTCTTGTAATTGTTGCAACTGCGCCTGTTGTTTGCCCAACAACTGTTGCACCACGAGTTACATATCCATAATATTTTTCAGATTCATTAGCTAGTGCTCTAACACCAAAATTAATCAGTTTGGATGTTGGTGAGTATGTAGTGCCAGGAGCAGGTCTAGTTCTATCATATGGGTCTACTGTATATTCTTCCACATAAACTGATGGTGATCCTAATCCAGATCCAATATCTGGTCTGGTTCTATCACCAAATTTATGATTTGGAGTTCTTATTCTAATAACTCCAATTTCTTTTCCACCATAATAAATTGTAGCATCCTCATAATCTATGAAGGTTCCAGATTGCATTTCAATTTCACAAAGTTTTGGAATAATATCAACTTGCTGACTATCTAAGTAAAGAAAATGCTTTGTGAAAGGTCTTAGTCCATTTGCTGCAAAAAATACGTTTCTAGAACGCATAAATGGATCAACATCACCACTAATTTTTACATCCTCAACATAGTTAAACTCTCTGTCTGGTCCAGTTAATTTTGGTTTATATTTTGTAGTTGTTGTAGTAGTGGTAGTTGTTAAAGTTCTTGTTCCCTTTTCATTTCTACCTCCACCCTTCTTATATGTTTCTTTTTCAGTTTTTTTGTCTACATCTACTTTTGTTCTTGCTTCCTGTACCCATTCAGCACCGGTAGATTCTGTTCTTTGATTATCAATATATATTGTTCTAACCCAATTATCTGATGCTGGGTCAAGAGCAACACCACCAACAAAAACAATAACATTGAATGGATTAATATTTTCTACATTTGTAGCATGTGGTTGTTCAATCCAATCAACTTCCTCATATTTTAATGTCAGTAAATCACCAGTTTTTTGAATATTTGGATCTAGTAGTTTAAGATTTTGAGTAATATCAGTTTTTGTTCTATCAATAGCAGGATCTAATGCTAGTTCTGCTTGAAGAGACCAAAAATCTACGGGCGCAATTGCAGTTGCAGTAGAAGCACTTATATCAACAGTGCTATACCTTGGATCTGCTAAAGAATTTTCTCTGAAACTACTGACAATAAATCCAGATTTAAATCTATTGAGTCCATTAGCATCAGTTACTTCCAGTGTCTGTGCTTTCAGTTCAAGCATACTTAAACTAGTAACTTCTTCTAGATTTTCAATTCTTTGCTCTAGTTTTGCAATATCCCTCATTGTAAATCTTCTATTATCTCTTAATAGAATTTGGGGATCTTTCTGTGGATTATAAAGATACGCTGGATAACTAATTTGTGCCAATTCCATTGCATCATCTGAAAGAATTGGCGCACGTGGAGCATCACTAGATTCTCCTTTAACAATTTCAACTTCACCAAATCGATTGACAGTTACTAAATCTACTCTTGGTAAGTAATAAGTATATCCCAAGAATGAGGTTTCATCAGGAGATATTACATATCTATATGTACTTTCGTATGATCTAGAACTAAATGCAAATGGTGATGCCGTTGCAGTCGATGGATCAAACTCAACTACTCTTGGTCTAAAGTCTATAATGTCGGAAACCCTTGAACCATCAGGAACTGATGGAATATCTGTGGCATATCTATCTTCGGTGTACGAATTTACAGTAAATATGTCACCACTGTTTCCAGCAGAAATTTTGTAGTAATCATAAATTACTAGTAACTGACGTGCTGGTACTGCACTCCCTGCCCTTCTTCTTATTTTCGAATAGTCGCAGTATTGATCTTTATGTCCTTTATCTAAAATATAGTTGGAAGTTCTATCAATATAACTACCTTCGGTTATTGATTGGATTGTTAGTGTTAATGAAGATTCTTTGAACTTAACAACTTCACCTACTTGGAAATTATTTTGATTTAGGTAAACAAATTCAACATTTGTTGATGATCTGTTTACAATTTGTCCAACAGCTCTGCTAGTTTGTCCTACGATTTGTTCACCTGTAATTGCAACATTTTCAAGTGCTAATCCAGTTGAAAATGTAATTTTATCTAAGACAGGTGCGGAAGTATTTGTGGACTCATATACAGCTCTGACATTCACAACATCAGGAACATTTAAGCATATTTCTGCATCTTCAACTCTTAAACCATGATACTTGCTAGTAGATAATCCACTTGCTGTTGGTCCAGATTGTGTAGAAATACCACTTGTTCTTGTGATAGATACTTGTCTACTTCTTATGAAATCCTTTGTTTTATTGGAAACTTGTCTCTTTTTCAGAGTAACAATAACAGTTACATTTGATTGTAATGCCGTTAACTTGGTAAATGTGACGGTGGAACCATTAGCACCAAGTTGGAATTTTCCTGAGGTTAATTTATCAGTAGTTCCATTTTCATAGTGAACAGAATATCTTTCAGCATCAAAAGATTCAAAAAATACGCTTGTAATTCCAGCACTAACATCTATAGCATCTGATATTGATAAAGTTAATTGTCCGTTAGAATCAGTTGATTTTCCTGTAATTTGTTTAGTAATTGTCAGTTCAGATTCTGATAGATCAACAGATGCTATATTAGTTTTTGGAAGATTAGTATATAATCCAGAAGATACCAAATTAATGATCTTCGGCTCCATCAAGGAAAATACTGAATCTACATTATTTACGGTTGAAGTGCATACTCCGGTAACTGCCGCACCAACCGCAGCAAGATTAATAGAAGTTCCGTTAGATGCTATTGAAGTTATTCTATTAAAGTTTGGATCTGCTTGCCCGCCAGTTTGATATTTAACTATTGCTTCTGTTTTAATTCCAGTTGTTCCTGAAAAGAATCTTCCTGGAACTGATCCTATACCACTACTTACTGTTAATTTGTCAGTAATTGAAAAATTTGGAGGAGTTCTTTCATAAAGAACTGTATCTGCAAAAAAGTCAGTTCTTAATGAAGAATTTAGAGCAGTTGAATCCTGATATACGGATTTAATATCTTCAGTTGTATAAACATTTATTGCACTAATACCAACTTTTAATTCTGGATTTTCATTAATGATAACTTGCTCACCAACTAAAAATGTTCCAGAAGTTTGTGATAAACTAAAAGCCGATCCGTTTGGTTTTGCTGCAAGATAACCAGTAGCACCACTAGAAAGACCTCTAACGAAAGATGTTAAAGGAACTTCAGTTGTTGTATATTCTTTTCCAAGGTAAAGTGTTGTATAAGTTTGAACATCAAAAAGATACAGATCCCATTCTGTACTATCAGCACTGTAAGGAGCATCTGCAACACCATACCAATATACTCTTGCTTCACCAATTTTTAATCCACCACCACCTGCGGTTCCTGCTGCACCACCAGTGCTATCCCTCCTTCTATTATAAAGTTCAATGATATTGGACTGGGTTGTTTGTGCTCCACTAATTGATGCACCAATATTAATGTAAGGAACACCGTGTACGTTGTTTACTTTTAGTAAACTACCCATTGCAAAAGGAACGAGAGCACCATCAACTCTTTTAATTGTTCTTGGTTTTTCTACATCAACTACTGTTGTTCCTACTAGATCAATATCAAATCCTTTAACGTATGCAGTTCCTGCTGAAACCTTAACACACATTAAATTGTCATTTGGAATATTTCCCTGTTCCGTTCTTTGTCCTTCTGGGAAAAGACCACCATTTCCAGTTTCATTATTTAAAGAATTTGCAACAGATATTGTAAATGGTTTTATGGCATAATTACCTGACTCTTCAAATGTTCTTTTTGCAAAATAATCTTTAATTATGCTATATTCTGATTTATTCTGTAATTTCTTAATCTTACCATTATCAACCTTAACAAGTTCGATAAAATTAACATCATCATAATCCAATAGTTGCTTTTTAGCAAGTTTAACACTAATTTTTAATCTATCTGCACCTGGTGCAGCATAGTTTGTAAATCCCCTAGCATTATCGTTTAGTTCAGGATCATCATTAGCGGTAACAATTTCTTCTAGAACATCAAAACCAACTCTATATGATGGATTATTGTCGTAAGGATCTAATACAATTTGTGTATTAGGTACATCAACAAAAACTCCTCTAATAAAATATACACCCTTAGAAACTCCAACTGCATAACCAGTATAAGTAGCATCTGTTGATACTAATGTAATTACACTGTCACCGATGTTTAAAGTTGTATTTCCGTATGTAATATTTTCTTCTAATATTAAAACTTCACCATTGGTAAACTGCACCGATTCACCATCAGTTCCACCGTCAATATATTTCACAAAAAGTGTTATTTCCTCTACACCTTCTTCTGGTGGTAATAAGTATCCTTTTAAAGTTCCAACAACACCTGATATTGAACCCTTTACTTTTGTACCTCTTCCATTATTATAACTTGTTAATGCATCCAAATATACAGTAATATCAATCCCCAGATGATCTGGGTTTACTTTAATTGTAGTAAATGCATTATCACAGGTAACTCCTCCAGGAATTACCATAGAACCTTCTTTAAATATATGACTTCCAAAGGATTCTATTTGATTTTGTAAAATTGACTGGAGACCTGTTAATTCTCTTGCCTGAACTGGTCTGCCAGGTTTGAACAAAACTCTATAATAATTGTTGTCCTTATTAAAGTCATCATAATAAGGATTTACGTTTAGGCTAGTCTTTTGTGGCATTGTTTAAAATTCCAGTACAATTTTAATGTCTTCTTTTTGACGCGAATTTCTGCTGATTATTGGGCGATTGTCAATATAAAGTACATCGCCTGATCCTTTATTTATTTCAGGACTTGCTAAACCTTGTTGGAAGTAAACACCTAAATTAATTAATTTTGATCCACTTACGTTGGTTACTATTCCAACAAATCCAGTGTCAATAGATGCTGTAAATCCGGAAGATTTCCCAACAACTTGATTCGCTGATGCTGTAAATGCAAAAGGTCTTCCGTTTGTAGAAATACCAACATAATCTTGTTGATCTAATGTTGTTTGATTAAAGTAAAGTGATCTATCTTGGAAATATTTTAAAACCTTTGTTTCACTATCCCAAGAAGCAACATATCCATATGCTCTCCCACCAGTAACTACTTGCTCTATTTTTTCTCCAATTGTTGGAGTTCCGGATATCAATGAAAATTTTAAAGAGTGTAGTCCACTAAAAGTATTTTCAGTATATACTTGGGTAGATCCAATTGAAGTTGGATTTTTTACAATTGCAACTTGGGCAAAACTGGTATCAATTGGAAAATCTTTTGTTGAATCATCAAATCTGGCATAAACTAAAACGCGATCTGTTCCTAATTCATTGTAAATATCATACCCATGACCCCTTGAAGGTGGAATAATAGGAACTAACTTGGCACTATTTCCTATCGAATTTATATTAATAGATCCCAAATCAACCAAAGCATAACTATAATCTTTACCGCCTGATGTCACTACGGTATCTGTTATTTTACCATTTTCAACGTCAACTCTTACTCTACCACCTGTACCATCACCGATAAGTGTCAATTCTTGTCCTAGACCATTAGAATAATTTGATCCAGATTTATCGATATATACGGTCTTAATTTGATTATTATTTAAATATGAATCTCCCGACTCCCTTACTGCTTGTATTTGAGAATTGGTAGAAGTCATCCAATTATTTGGGACTGTTATGTATTCGGTAGAATCAAACTTTACAATATCACTTGGTGATATTGTGAATAAGTACTTCCAAAGATATCCGTCACCACTAGTTCCTGCCCTGGATGGTTCTAAATCTGTGAAAGTTGGTTCATCCTGAGAAACGTTTCCTTTTGGATTTGTTCCACTAGAACCATTTTCTATACATATGTAAACTCTATACTCAGAATTCATCACATAGTAGTTTGCATCATATAATCTAGATGAATTTGTCAGGGGACTTGGATTGAGTATACTATAATCATCTCGATACATTTCATATCTACTTCCAGCAGTCCACTCAATTTTTCTGATTATTCTTCTAATATTTGCAGATGTTATTTTTTTACCGTACAAAATTGTATCCTTATAATGACTGGAATATGCCAAATTATCAATTGGTGCCATTGTATTCGTATTCCAAGCAGTTGATCTACCAAAACCAACAATAGAGGGATTTGGTAAACCAACTGTAATGTAATAAGAGTTATCTGAAGACTCAACAGAATCTACAAAATTACTAGCATTCAAAATTCTGAATTGATCAGTAACAATTGCTGACATCTTTAAACTTTTTTATGTATTTATATCCCATTAAGGAAGATTAGAAAGTTTCCTAATCGCTCCACTATTTCGCAATCCAAATGTTCTTCTTTGAATTGTTGGGAAAGTAGAAAGGCCCGAATCGACAACTAGACCAGTAACTCCAATAGAAATTGGGTTTGTTCTTGTGGTAAAGTTATATAATCTACCCCAAGAGATGTTTCCACCCATTGTTGTTGCTATTCCAACAGTGTTGCTATTTGTATGGATGTTACATATTATCTCAGCGTTTGGTCCAAAATTAATTTTGGAGTTAACGATATAAACATTATCTAAGAAACTTGTACCTATTCCTACAATAGAAGCATCACCGCTGTTTACTGAAGTGACCCCAGTACCGATAGTTGTATTATAAACAAGTATTGGATAACCAACTTGGAGATCATTAGCATCGGATGCATTAGCACGGAAATTAATTTTTAATGCAAGTGGGTGTCCACCAGTTCCGGTAGTGGTACTGATACCAGTAATAATTCCAGAAAATCCCTGAACATTTGCAATACCTTTAATGGTTTCTTTTCTTGCTTTTGGAATTTCTGCTATTACCTGTGGGGCAATTGTATATCCAAGTCCAGGATTGGTAATTGTAACCGAAACAATGCTTCCATTGGAAATAGAGGCTTCCGCTGTTGCAGTTGTTCCTACACCAACACCAATCAATGGTGGTGCAGAAAGTTTGACTGGAATTGAAGATGTAGAATATCCTAAACCTGGATTAGTAATTGTAATATTAGAAATAGTTCCTGCTGCAGAAACAGTCGCAGTAAATGCTACAGAAACTGGATCATTTACGTCAACTACTAATCCATCAAATGAACTTATAGTTATACCGTAATTATTTTCTTCAAAATTAAAGAATTGTGCATTATCAACAAAAATTTCAGTATTACCGTCATTAACATCTCCAATAATCCTTGCAGTTGGGTAAATGAAAGGTTCAATAGAATCTCTTGACTTATAAACAACATCACCTTTAATGTACCTATCTACTTTTTGTTTTATCCACTCTATTGGTCTATAATTGGATTCATTAATGCCAAATCCAACATAGTTATCAGTTTCGACAGTATCCGATCCAACTACATCTAAAATAATTCTGTCTCTATCCTGAGAAGGAATTGATGGATAATATGGATTTTTCAGTACAAAAACATCATCTCCAATCTTAATAGTCTCGTTAATATCAATAATTGTAATATCTACACCATTTTGTCCAAGGTAGAAGAAAATATCTACTTTATCTGAAGATTTTGGTGGCTCTGTAAATTCAAAAGAAGTTCCTCCTAAGAATCTATATGCATATCCTGGTTCTTGAATAACACCATTAACGAAGATTAAAAGAACTGCATCAAGATTAATCGCACTAGAAAGTGGATTATTTGGATCTACTTCAAAACTTAACAATTGACCATTGTAAATTAGTGGGAATCTAGTTCTAGATCCGTTTTGCAGTGTTGCAGTGCTATCAATGTAGTTCATTTCACCAAATGACCAAGATGAGAAGTAATCTTGGAATGTCTCAACAACCTCCAACTTAAATTCCGAAATTGGTTCCGAAAGACCCTTTGCAGTTACAAGACCGACAGGTTTAAAGACATCTCCAACTCTGAAAGCATATCCAGGTCTTGCTATTTGGAAAGAATTGACTAGGAATAGTGTTGATCCAATACCAACATTAGATGGCGATGGTCCAATACTTACATTTAAAAGTAGGTTAGATCCTGTTTCCGTAGTTGATCCTATACCAGCTCTTGAAACACCAATCACTTCAAGATTTTCATAAATTGGTTCTGGTATTCTGATATATGGTTCAACATACCCAGATCCCCCACTATTAATAATGAATCCCAATGTTCCACCAGCACCAACAACGGCAGTAATACTCGCCTCTACGCCGCTGTGATTTGGATCTGTCACGGCGATAGAAACTGGACCTCTGTATCCAGAACCCTCAGTTAAATCATACCAAGGGAATACAGTTCCAAATCCAATGTATGAGTGTGGTAGAGTGCTAGTACCAACATTTGCTGAGAAAGTTCTTGCAGATATAATCCCAGTAATATCGTAAGAATAATCCAATCCTGCTGATGGGAAGTAAGAAACTATTCCTGCTCCAGATGGACAAGTAAATCCTAAACCAACTAGTTTAATTCTATCCCCACCTACATAATTATGATCAGCAGTTGTAGTAATTTCAATAATACCAGTTTGATTGTTGTAAGATGCAGTACTAATTGATTGTCCAGGACCTGTATGAGAAATTCCAGTAATACTTACAATAGAACCAGAACCATCAAGATTCGCTCTTACTTTTGCTCCTAAAAGTGGTGCATAACCAAGACCTGGTGTTGATCCGAGAGATACAATTAGACCACCTCTTGGTAGTTGATTTTGATTTATGTCAAAGTCTGACTTGATGTAAGTTCCATCAGTTGATGTAATACCAGTAAATACAACGCTAGAAATTCCAGCAATATTATCGTTCTCAAATTCATAATTATTTCCAGAATTATTAATAGTTGTTGGCGTTTGGAAAACTCCATTAATAAACAATATACCGTTACCAATGCTAACACCTGTTGTGTTTATACCTTCAACTGTCATTGTATAAGTTTTACCAATACCGGTAAATTGGTCAGAAATATCATCAAATAACATATTTGTATCATAATTAGATCTTAAGAAAGTTCTACCAGCATATTGAGCTCTAACATATGGTAAGTTACTTTCATCTCTTCTTGATCTAGTATTTCCTTTTGGTGGATCAGAGAACCAAATTTCAGATCCAACAATATTAAATGATCCTCTATAAACCTGAACATTAGCACCATCACTATGAGTTGTTGCTGTACTACCAACAGAAGCTCTTATAACAGAAACAGTTGGTATAGTTGCAGCAGTTCCAGCTTGAATGATTCCATTTATAGGTCCAAGTAAAGCACCACCAACATTAGTACTGAATCCAACTTCAACAACTTTCATATATTCATTATCAATTTTTATCAAATCTCTTGGTTGAATTGACGATATGCCACTTAAGTTGAAAGTTGCAATGCCAACAGAGATTGATCCACTATTATATTGAAGTGTATGAGATATTGGGGTAAATGTGATTGGTTGCTGTACAATTCCATCCAAAGAAACTACACTCTTTGTAAGTTTCTTTGTCATTTCAAGTTCATGGGCATTTCCAAGACCTGCACTTGTAAAGGTAACTGCAATTCCTAAATTAGCATAAGATCTTCTGGTTGATAATTTAAATGTGTTTGGTGTTAAAGAAATTGGATATACTACTGATGGTAGTCTATCAGTGACAACGCCAAGATAATTCGCAGTTGCTCCAATACCCATCGCACTTTGACCAACGCCAATGAATGATGATTTTGGAGTATAAATTAATTCCTCACCAGTATTGAACATATGGTCGGTGATTGTAAATATTCCAGTTTCAAAATCGACCATAGTAGTGTCGGAAGGATTAAAAACCTTTTTATAGATGGGTCTTCCTTGGTGAGTTAGATTGAAATTAACTTTGTTCGCTCTCGTTCCATTTATTCCATCATATGCAGATAAGAATACAGTCTGTGTGCTATTACCATATTTTAATGCTAGTGGAACATTTTCAAAATCACTGAATGTATAGAATACTTCATTAAATGCTTGAACGGTAGTATTAGTATTTGAACTATCTGGATAGAAATTCAAGTAGAATTCATTACCATTACTTTCACCACCAAAAGTACCAAGTCCAGATATATTATTAACAGAAGCAAATGATCCAGGAACTACAACTATGTCTTCACTACCTCTCAAAATAGCAACCTGATGAATTGCAGAACTGCTACCAGAAGAAACTCTAACAATGGATGATGAAGAGGAAATAAGATTAGAATCAAAAGTACCAACTCTAATCGCAGATGTTCCAAATCCAACTGTTGATTCAAGTCTTGCACTTCTTTCAGAACCGTTCGGTTGACCTGGAACTAAAAATCTATATGTTCCTATTCCTGAACTTGTTGCCGCAAAACCAACAATATTTGCTCTAATATCAACTGGATAAATTTCATCATTTCTAAATCTGAAAGAAACTATTCCAGCGGTAGAATCATAAACAGCGGTTACTATACCTATTGCAGATGAACTGTATCCCTGAAGAGTAGTGTCAAAATAATATTCACTCAAATAAGTATTAGAACCATCAAAATCTAGAACTGCATCGATATAGTTTACTTCTCTTGTAAGCGAGTTTACGACTTCAATATTTGCAAACAATCCATTAAAGTTAGTATTTGTGAATTGTGCAATCGTTGTTATACTACTCGATGTACCGACACTTGAAATACCAAGTCTATTACTTCCAATTAAATTGATAGATCCAAAACTTTGAGTTCCAATTCCCGAAGATAAAAATTCAAAAGTTTTCTTTAAAACTTTTATGTCATGGTCCCTTGTAAATCTATTAGTTGGTGTAAATATTAAAGTTTTTCTTCCAGAACTATCTACATTTGCACTGAAATTTCCTAATAGTTCATCTGAATACGTAGTGTATTTTTCAAAAATAATAGAATCTAAGGTCGTTGTTTGTAATACAATCTCACTTAACTGAGAATAGTTAGTATCAGGATCTAGAACTTGAATCAAGTATCTAACATGAGTATCTGCTATATCAATTTCATCAATTTCAACAAAAGGATCTTCAAATCCTCTACTTGAAAATCTTGAACTAATGTCATCATGAATGATAACTCTATTAGTTCTACATTCCGTGTAGTCAGTTAATTTTCTATTTTGTATCTTCAGATATTTTGATCTATCTGGATTTGTTCTGATATCATAATCGACAACATTATCAAAATTATTAATTGTATCAACTCTTTTTTCTTCAATAATATCAAGAACAACTAAACTGTTCGTTGTTCCAGAAAGACCAATTGCTCCTGTTGAAGATACAATACCAACATCAGCAAAATTTTTCAGACCAGCAGGGTGTATAATGCTATTAACTGGTCCAGATAATTTATCCCAAGTTATTGGACTCTTAATAGTATAAGATAGGTTTTGATAATAATCATTATCAGGAGTTACTTGATAATCCTCGCTGATTTTACCAATATCATCAGACCATCCAATATTTTGTTTTGTAGAATATCCAATTTTAAATCTCGAATTGTTACTACTTACCGACACTACATCAGCAATTACTCCACTTGATGTGCCTCTTATTGTATTCCCTGCCCTTAAATTATATGACCCTGTTACTTTTATAAATTCATCTCTTGATAATTTTACAAAAAGATCCTCTTCGATAAATCCACTTCCAGTGTCAACATAAAGTTGTTCGTTCTCTAAAAACTTACCCCTCTTTTTAATAACATTGATGTCCGGATAATGATTCTTGTTTATAATAGTGGCATATCCAGACTGGAAAGTTTTAGCTATTCCTGGATTTGTCGATAAACCAACACCAAGATCATCTACAACTGCAAAGGACAATACCGCAGGATTGCTATTTACATAGGATTTTACTTTGAAGAATCTGTAATCATAATTTTCTGAATTGTAACCAGTTCCATTTGATCCATTTATAAGTTCTATACCCTCTACAAAAATTTCATCACCATTTTTAAACAGTGGAGAACTAAATCCAAGTATCGGAGTTGATATTGTGCAAGTTGCAATTCCAGAATTGTCCGTAATAATAGAACTTATACCAACACCATTTGAATTGTTAATTGCAATTATTTTATGTGGATCAGACTTTAATCCATATATGGGTGCAATTTGATTTACTTTTGCAATTGCACCACTAGGAGTATCCGCAAACAATAAAGATCTATCAACAACTGTTTTAGTCTTTTCATTGAATAGAAGTAAATTTGGAGCATTTACATACCTGGATCCACCAGAAACAATGTCAATTTCCTCAATTGTATCAAAATTATCTAAAGTTACTAATGGAGAAATAAATGCCTGTGGATTTAAAGTATTATCTGATGGATATTCGTAACCTATTGTTTTAAATCTACTTTCTTTGATTTTTCCAATATTAGTTGATATTGCAACCAAATTAGCATCAGATCCATTTTCACTCGTTACATTAGAAAATTTAGGAAGTTTTTTAAATCCAAATCCTTCAGATAAAATCTTAACTTTGCCGATAGATCCATTAATTGCTGTTGATGATTTAGTTGAATATTCTAATTTTTCAACTTGATCTGGGGCATACATGAGTACAGTTGGGACACTTTCAGGTGAAATTTTAAAACTGTTTGTTGAAATTCCAAATACTGTATATGATCCATTGTATTCACTGTTTACATAATTAATTTCGGAATGGTTTGTGAAATAATTGTCAGCAGTGCTAATATACCCAGATTTTTCTAGTGCATAATAAAGTTTTGTAGGAACATTTTTACTATATTTAATTGATAGTGATGCTGTTCCAAATCCAACCGTCCCAATTCCAATGACATTAAAATTATTATCATCTCCAGTAGATATAAATTCATTCTTAAATTCTCTATCAAGATAGATTTTAAACTTATACCCTCTTAAAGATGGATCCGAAACATTAAATTGTAGTGTAGAATTTTTAACAACATTGATTTGTGGATTAATCAGACCAAAATTATGAACCGAAGATCCTGTTCCAACAATATTAACTATATTTTCTGTTTGAGTTTTAGTCTCATACAAAGTTTCAGATAACTTAAAGGTATTTGTTCCCGTTTTAACAACATAATAAGATCCTGTGGTTAATCCTGATGCTACTTCTACGCTATCATAGAAGATTTTATCACCAGTTTTATATCCATGATTTGCAATAGTTATTGTATTATTGACAGGATTGATTTGTGAAGAGTTAATTCCAATTGAGTTAATGATTAATTTTTTACCAAACTCACTAAATCTGACAGATAATGCCGCAGTTGTTCCAAAACCAACAACAGTATTGGGAACAATGTTTAACTTAATCACATCAGATTCGGATAATCCATGAGATTGTCCAACACTTATAGTAGAAACCGCCCTATCAATTTGTGCTACAACTTGGTCTAAATTTGTTTCAAATGAATATTCTGAATTATTAGATCCATCACTGTAGAAGAATAATCCTTCGCTGTTAGTTGTCAATCCAACTTGAGTTACTAATCCAACGTAATCTTTTCCTCTGTTAATTACGTAAACAGAAGAAGTAGCGTCTGGAATTTGGAAAGTATTTAAATTGGACGCATTATCTGCAACAATAAGGGAATCAATACCTGGATAACTAGACTTTTCAAAAGTTAATCTTTGTCCCGTTTTGAAAGGATGATTTGGTATGTAAATGCTTCTATGTGGAATGGAAACAGTATTTGTTGTACCACCAATTGTGAATGTTTTTGTTACTGCTCCACCTGGAGTTGTTCCAATCCCAACAGAATCTTTTGCATTAAAGTAAACTAATTTGTTTCTTTCAGAATTAAACTTTTGAGTTTTTACTAAAATTTTAACTTTTTCATTCAGAACATTTAATTGACTTCCAAAAGAGTGTGCCACACCAGTAGTGCCAAATCTCTTCACTCTTATAACGCCATTACTATAATCATTAAGTACTTTTACAATCTCATTACCCAAATTTGAATGAATTAAAATACTATTTCCAATAGAAACATTTGGTCTAGAAGTAACAAATATATCTTCAACTTTACCTTCTGGTGCAGAATAGCTAGTCATAGATCCCGCAAGACCTACTATTTCAGTGCTAAAACCTACTTTTTTAGATCCAAGAAGATTGCCGACCGTAGTTGAAATACTACCAACTAAAACAGTATCATTATTTCTTAAATCAAATCCTGATCTGTAATATGCAGAAACAGAGGTTTCATCCTCCCAAACAAGAACACAAGGATAGTATGTTTCTAATTCAGTTTCTACCTTGGTAATATTTTTACCAATAATTTCAGAAACTTCTGCTCTTAGACCATAACCACCAGTATTTGATTCATCAAAATTAATTTTGTCTCCTATCTTGTATCCAGAACCACCATCATCAACTTTAATATCATCTACTGAACCTTTATCAACTGATTCTACTACAGAAACTTGTGGGAACTTTTCATATGGTTCTACTAAGAAGTCATAACCAGCATACTTATCATTGATTTTGTATGGATAAGTGTTTCTAATAAGACTTGAATTATTAAAATCAAACGATTGATTGAGATAAGAATTCTCCTCTATGAATGGTGATTTAAATGTATTTCCTACAAAATATGGATAAACAGGCTCTAACTTATTTGATGAAGTACTAGTTGTTACCCCAGCAAAATATGCATATGTTCCTTTTGGAAACTCTGGTGTCTTACAAAATCTTCCATTACTATCATCCAAATCTCCAATATTTGAATATCTGTAATCTTCAATGAAAAATCCAACAGGGAAAGATGAAGGTCTATCAAAAATAGAAGATGTGTCTAGAACATATCCAGGATTTATAATTCTAACACCAGATTGAACATTATTAGGATCAGAATATCCATATGGTCCATATACAGGATTTCCATCATATGCCCATCCAATAATTGGTGAGTGAGAAACTCCATCATCAGAGTACTTAGATGCTAAATCTTCCGAATATCCATAAATTCCATATATTAACGAATCTTCCTCACTGTTCTTAACTAAACTTGAAAAGATTTTTGTATTCTTTGTTCTCGTATACGCCGCATATCTCTCTGCATCATTAACTGTAAGATCCCTAACTCTAACATCAAAAATCGCACCAGATCCTCTTGGAACAACCTGGATAGATGTATTTGTTGAGTTATATCCAATCCCAGAATTTAATACAACTGCATCTGTAATAGATCCATTTGAAATGACTGGTTTAATGATAGCGCCAGACCCATCACCCTGTACACGAATTTCTGGAATTGAATAATAATCATAACCACTACTCAATATTTGTACTTCTGCAATTCTACCATTAGATATAATTGGTTTTAATTCGGCATTTTTTCCATTCTTAATGGTAATAGTTGGTTTTTTATGTAGATTTAAGATATTTGATCCATATCCAGATCCCTTTTCATACAAGTATGCCCCATCAATATTACCAGTAACTATTGGAGTAAAATTGAAGCTTCCTGTAAAAGATGATCCATATGAAACATTTGCAGTAACTACAATAGGCGGATATTCAAAAATATGTTGTCCAGATCCAGTTGATTGTAAAGTAACAGGTTTCTTTCTAACTAAATCGCCGGTAATTGTGGCACCAACTCCAACATCAATCAATCTAAAACTATTAGAATCAATTACATCAACCGAATAGTTATTAAGAGTTGAAATACCTACTATTTCTGTTCCTGTTGTTGAGTACTGTACAATTTCTCCGGTAGAAAATCCATGATTTTCATATGAAATATAGTTATATTCTGTTGATATCCCAGAAGAATTAACTCTTAACTTTCTGTGAGTATATCCTGAACCAGAATTTAAAACCTTAATTAATCTTAAAGTTCTTTTTGATAGAGTTCTAAACTTGTGAATTCCACCAAAAGTAGTTAATGTTGAGAATCCAACAGTATTAATTCCTGAATTATAATCATTTATTGTGTTGAAAAGTTTTACGGTTCTCGTATTGACAAATTTGGCAATGTATTGACTACCAGATACTAATTGCCCTGTTACAGTATTTGTAGAGTCTCCAAAAGATCCTGTCAGTACTGGACTATTTCCATTTTGATTGTAGATAATTGGTTCACCATCATAAAAATTATGCGGTGTTAAAAAGGTAATAGTCTCATCAGTAAGATCTATTCCCCCACCAACATTGAGGGTTCTACTATCAAATTCAACTTCTCTAAATCTTTCACCCATAATAGGTTCAAGAACACAACCAGATCCATTTCCACCAGTTAATGTTAATGAAAGAACTTTACTGACATCAAAATCTTGGGGATCCACATAAACATCTTTAACACTACCTGTGATTATTGGTTCAACTAAAGCAGTAGTTCCAGCACCGGTAGATATAATGATTTTTGGTGGATTAATAACATCATAATTATTTCCACCATTTAGAACATCAAATTCTTGCAATGGTCCATAATAAATTTTATCGGTAGACTCTGGATTAGTAATTTCTACACCATCAATTAATATTCCTATCCCGCCTGATATTGTATCTACGGATCTCTTTACCTTTTCGGTAGGATTAATTTCCACTACACTTAGTGGAAACTTTCTCAGTATTTTATTTGGAGATATATTTCTGTTTTCGTGTTTTACTAGTGTAAATCTATGAGATGAATTATTTGGAGAATCTATGTTACCAAAAGCCAAGTAAGGCAGTATAGGATTTCCATCCCTATCAGTTAAGTTTGTTACGTTCAATAATGCTTTTGATTCATATAGTCTTATCTCATTACTAGCAATTAATTTTACATAATATTTTGATCCATTAGATAAACCTCTCAGTGGGTTAGACGAATTATATACTACAATATCACCATCAATAAATCTAACATCTGTTGGAAAACTTATGCTAGTATATGATTTAAGATTTTCATTTCTACCTCTAAGGTAACTTTCAGATCCATTTGGGATTAAAGATTCTACCAATTCATCAATAATTTCATATGACGGTAGTGAGTTTGATGCAACATATCCATAGTCTTTATCTGTATATACATTTAATACATTAGAAATATAAGAATTATTCCCACCTACAATGTTTACATTTAAACTACTAGATTTTTTTATTTTTCTTCTTATATCATATTCCACTAGTGGATTTGGTGTAAATCCTGTTATTCCACTTAAAACAATTTGTCTGAGTTCACTATTAATATCGGTTACTGTGGCGTTCTGGAAAACAATCGTATTGCTATAAGAAACTAAAATATCAACAGTATCGCCAACTTTAAGGCTAGACTTATCAATTCTACTGTATAAAGTAAATGTTGATCCCGTTATTGATCTTACTTGATATCTAGTGCTTGTATTATAAATCCAAGTATTTGCAAATATCTCTTTATATGTTTTCTCACTGTTTGGAGGATTTTCGATTATTTCTCCAAGATTTTTTACTGTAATTTCTTCACCCTCTTCTATTAAGGCGCTGTTATCCAGCTCCATAAAATCAGAAATTACACCAGTAATTCTTAGATCAACTCTTTTACTTGTGTCTCCTTTTTCATAACCATAAATTGTTTCATCAGATCTGATATCAGAACCAAGTGGAATTTCAAGGTTAACACCTGAACATCCAAAAAACTGATTGATTGATTTTGAAGTATATTTTATGGTGTTTCCACCAGATATTAGATTTAAAATTCCAGACTCTGGAAACCCAATAGTTGAATCGACAGAAATTACAGAAGAATCAACAGGAACATCTTCAAGTACTCTTGTTTTTCCGGGAACAGTAAAAATTCCTTCAATTAAATCTCTTTCATCGTATCCAATAAAAAGTTCTAATTTATAGAAAGTTTTAGTATCTCTTGTAAAAATTTCAACATTTGAGACCGATGCGTTTGTATTTGGGTCAGTTGATTTAAATATAGTTTGCCCTTCCAGTTGTAATGGATCTCCAGATATATTTTCAGCAGTAACTACTTCTCTGCGAACATAGTTTGCAGACGATGGTTTAATTAATCTACTTTCTAAATCAATTACTTGAGCATCTACTCCGTATAAAACTTTGAAAAGAATTTTAACAGATTCTTCTGTTCCTTTGGACTGATATAGATCCCTAGCGTGTTTAATGAAGTTTCCTACATCTAAGTCGGAAACAAAATCTGTATTTTCTAACCCAGGAGTAAATGTATATTTTAATTTCTTATAAAATTCTTGTAAGAAGAGAACACTTAAATTTTTAACAGTGGAACCAGATGTATGGATTGAAGAATCGGTATCTTCGAACACCAAAGACTGCTTACTCGATTCCTCATCCAAATCAAATTTGGACAAGTAGTTATATCCAGTAACTCCACTAAAACCACGAATACAACCAGTAAATGTATTTGTTGTTATTCCAGTATAAGTAATAATTTCATTATCAATTTTTAACAATCCATACTCTGATGGAAATCCTTTCGTTGATGTGACAGTAACAATTCCAGCAGATGCTGAAATATCAGATGTTAATCTTGTTTGTCCTACAATGACTTCTGGAACTAGATTATCAAGTTTTAAATACTGATCTAAATTATCAGCAATATCTACATTACCACCCTGAAATTCCTCAGAAATATAGTATTGTTTTAGAAATTCTACTGCTTTTGGAAAATCAGAAACTAAAAATTCTGGAAGTTGACTCTCAATAATTTTATTGATTTGTACTCTCTTCTCAAAATTCGACATATTTTATTTCCTCTCGATGTCTCCGTTGGAATAACTTGAAGTGTAATAATCTCTTGTAAAAGTAACCCCAGAGATATCTTCTCCGGAGGCAATAACATCCTTAAGCATATTTATCTTGCTACTAGAAACGCTAAAACTCAGATATAAATCTTTCAATCCAATTACATCATTTGAATCTGGGAAAGCCTGAACTTCAATAAGTTCATTTTCTGCAACTGTTGAAGTGATATTAATTGTGTTTACTAATATTTCACCATTAGTATAATCGACAGTTCCGATTGATTTTAAAACAACCTGATTTTGTCCTCTGTCGGTTTGACGAATTACTGCCAAAATACCTTTACCACTTCCATCCAAATTGCCACTTGCATCTTTATTGGGAACATCTGTAAGATAAACAATATTATCAGATCCTTGTATAGTAAATCCTGTACTCTTTATATTATATCCCTGTGGATTGATGCGGAAACGATTACCAAAGCACAACTCATATTGTGCAAATTGATTCACAAGAGCTTTCATATCTCTTCTAATTTTAACTTTTGTAATATTAGAAGTAATTGCAGAATCAACTCTATCAATTAATTGAAGTACTTTACTATACTTAAATCTTCCACCAAATCTATTGATATCAACATTCTTAGAGTAGTCTGATAGTGTGTTAATAACAAGAGTTTTTAGTTCATCAACATTCGATACCTGATTTGCATTGTAGTAAACTGAACTATCAATTTCAACATAGAGAATTTTAAGATCAATTATTTTTTGATTAATTCCCGAAATCGAATATTGCTTTAATTTTGAAAGAATATTTTGTTTGTCAAAATCTGAAACATACGTACCATTTTTTGGTTTAATACTAATCTGAACTGTTCCAAATTCTGGAGGACTTAATTCTTCTCCACCAACAACTGCAACAGATTCTGTATTTGGATACACTGATTGAATAATTGCCTCATAATCTCTTGCAGTAACAGCTCTGTACTGGGCAGAATATAATCTAGGTGCGAAATATTTTATAGATGAAACTGGTTCAACATCTCCACCATTTCTAGCTCTATCAATAGTATTAATAGTAATTCTTCTTGATGGAATTACTCTTAAATTAGATGCATCAACAAAACTACCTTGGAAAGCAAAGTTGGTTGGACCATTTCCTTCCGTACCTTCTGTTACAATATATCTTGCTGTGACTATTGCATTGTTTTCAAGTTTTTTGCCAAAATATCCATCGCCAAAAAGAAGTTCATATTTTTCATCTTGAACTTCTTGAATCAAATAAATTTCTGAATTTTTATTAATGTTTAGAATATTATCTACTTTAAAATATTCTCTTCCAAGTCCACTATCATTAATACCTTTTACATATACAACAATTTTAGAAGTATCAATTCCAGAATTTTCAAGAATAAATCTTTGATCTTGTGAATTGTTAACGATCCATTGTTTTGTAAGATATGTTCCCTGATAGACTAAAATTGGTGAAGAGGATGATCCAAATCTTGCAACACCATCTTTAACAGTTGTTGTTATATCTTCCGAAATTGAGAACCTATATGATGTGTCATTAAACGCTCCAACACACACCAGACCCGCTTGTAGAGTGAGAAAGGGACTTGTGGTATCTGTTTCCACATTGAAGGTAATCGCCGCCCTAGCGGCGCTTCTGGAACGAGGTACGTAACCAATATTTCTTGCTAAGGATACAACATTTTCTCTTAAAACTGCCGAATCCAAAAAGGATTCGTTCACAATCATATTAGAGTTGAACGCTGTAATGTAAGTGTTATATGCTAATGTATCAATCAGCACAGAAAAATTTGATCCCTCAAAATCAAAATCCGTGAAATTTGAATTTGCACGGAGATAATTCTTGATCTGAGATTTGATTTGATCGAAATCTAGGTTCGTAAACTGTGTAAAAGGCATTTTATCTTGTTGCCTCTAATAAGAATGAAAATTGTTGTCTTAAAGTTTCTCCAATAATATCAAAAAAGACTGCCACTTCAAATGAGTTGTCGTCAGGTCTTGGTTCTACCTCGACCTTGACATTAGTAACTCTTGGTTCAAAGTTTTCAATGGAAGTTATAATTTGATCTTCAATTGCAGATGCTGTACCATAGTCAACGTACTCAAATAACAATCTGCGTACATTAGATCCAATATATGGATTGTAAAATCTTTCCGTCAGATTAGTTTCCACTAAATTACGAACAGATCTTGTGATCGCTCGCTCATTTACCAGAATAGGTAAATCTTTTGTCACAGGATGTGGATCAAAAGATAAGCTAATATCTTTATATCCTCTTGATATTCGTGTGACTTCCATTGATGTATAGATTTTCTCAGATTATTTATTCGTCATTTCCAAGGAATTCCATATGTTGGTTCTGTTCCATACTCCCAATCATCATAATCTTCGTCATTACGAATCTTTTCATGTAATTCTTCTTGTTTTTTTAAGTCATGTTTTGGTGCAAGATCATGCATCACCTCTTGAATGACTCTTTTTTGCTCAAAACCATCATAATCACTCACAAGTTTAGTGGTTCCCCACATCTGATACATGTAGTTTGAGTCTCTATCGACTGGTAAATTAGACATTTTAGCTCCTGTTTTAATGAATAAAACAGAACTTTTATAAAGGAGGTTGCTATCTCCTTATGTCTATTTAACGATCGACTTCACGCAGAGAATATGAGTCAGAATTGAGGTATTTTAGAATTTCTAAGGCAATAAGACGTGGATTTCCCTCTCCACAAGTGTATACATCTACTGCCAAACACCCATTTTCAGGCCAAGTATGGCAAGAAACGTGACTTTCTGCTAGTGCAATGACGACTGTACATCCTTGTGGCACAAAACAGTGTGAAAATGTGTTCAAAATCGTCATTTTGGCACGATTAATGCCTCTAATCATTGCATTTTGAAGCGATTCTACATCATTAATCGCTTCAAAATCAACATCATACACCTCTAGGAGCAGGTGCTTGCCCATCGAATATTGTTTCAACTCAGTTTGATTAAAAAATTTATTTATTTGACCCAAAAACCCTTTCTGTGATACGTATCATACTCTTTGTCTTCAATATAAGTCATGTTTTCAACTTTTTCATTATTCCAAACAGGTATTGCAACTGTGTTTCCGTACCGAAAATCTGGATTTTGACGAAATTGTACTTCAATCACGTGATTTCCAATCATTTCGCAGTTAATCCATTCATAGTTACCAACCAAATCATTCAAAATTGATGGAAATTCTACTTCAACATCAAGTTTTGTCCATTTTGCCCACTTGTACAGGGGATCATCGGCATTTTTTTCACCCAAAACAACCAGTTTTGACTTCTTCTCATAAAAATCAACACTTAAATGTGGTCCTTGAAAGATTTCACACCAAAACTCCGCAGGATGAAAGTGTTCTGTTTCCTTTTCAATCCATTCCTTACGAGCAAAACGCCCCATACCAAGCAAATTGATACAGGGTCGAACAATATAAAAGTCGGTTTTGGGAACTGTGGTTCCAGTAGGACCACAAGTATAACCCAATAACCGACTTAATGACAGTTTATTATATGCCCAGATGTCTTTTGGATGTATTTGATTCCATTCATCGTTGACATCTAGGAAGTAACTCATCCTTTACCTTGTCCTCTATACTTTTTACGCGCTCCATTGCGAGAAGACGCGGCATATTTGGTTCCCATGCCATCGCCTTGGCGAGACTTTTTGGGAGGTCCAGGAATATAAGAAGTTCTTTTGTTCAGACCACCACTGGATTTTGCAGCCATTGATTAATTCTCCAAATAAATTTCAGTTTCAAGTTCGCTTGGGTTTGGAGAACCTGTCTCATAAAACTGTTCAGACAGATCCTCCATAGTGTCGAAGTATTCTTCCTCTGTAAGGTTTTGATAAATTTTCCGACCGTTACATAGAATATTATACCGCTCTTGTGCCATCTTAGATAATACGTGACTTCTCGTGACCGACGCGAATGCGAGGATCACACCAGATTTCAAATCCTGCTTCTTTTGCATCCAAACAGAAGGATACGTCCTCTCCACACATGTCCTGAACTTCACCAGATTCAAAGACCTGCATCTTCGGTGCGAACCAAGGATACTTCATTTCAGAATGTTCAAACACACCGTTCTTAATCAAAACCCAACCAAATCCAGTGTAATCAACAGTAAATGGTTTCCGACGCTTCTGAATGCTTTCCAGAGTTTCGTGATTCATAACACCACCATTACCTCTGAAATCATCTTCGTCCAACCAGTGTGCAACTGAGGTGGTCATACCATCTTCGGTACAATACCAACCAGCAGCAATGTCTTGATCCATCAGAACCAGTTGCCAGAACTTTTCACTGTTAAAGACGATATCACTATCAATCCACAGTTGCCAATCATAATTCAGTTTTCCATCCCAAGGCTTTTGATCAGGACCACGTAGAACATTTGCACCTAGACACTTACAACGTGCAAAGTTCACCATTGAACTATAATCTTGTGAGATCTGAATACTTGCACCTGCTTGTACAAGATCAAAACAAAGTTGAACAAAGTTTTTCAGATATGTATAGGAAACACCACGTCCAGGAAGACAAAATACAATTGTCTTTCCACGTACCATTTCCCTTGCCTTGTCGTAGTCCCATTCAGATTCTTTGGTGACTACTGGACTCTTTGCCTTTACAGTAAATCCTTTTGTCATAACTTGATTAATTTTCAATCATATCATACAGTATTATGTAGTGGTTGTCAATGATCCACTTCTTTGTAATGAAGGTCCTCTGAACAGTATTCAGTCTTCATAATTCCGACCATAATGTTCAAAGTACTCCAAGTCGTTTTGAATTCACTTTCAGTTACTGAATGAAAGATACATCTATCTTTTACATAGATATCATATTTTTTCATTCTGTTTCTGAAAGTATGAGTTCACTACCCTCTAAGGTAAACGTAATCTCAGTATCCTCGTACCACGAAAGCTCATTGACCATCCACTCTGGCAGTTTAATCGAATACTCCCCACTGATCGGATCGACTTCTATGGGGCGTTTTTCTTCTCCGGATTTTTTTCTCATTCGCACGAATATAATTTTAGATTATATATCAACCTTATGAGAACTTTTTATTGGGGAAAAATTTTTTGATTTTCGATGTTTAATGAGTCTGATATTTCTCTCGCGTCCGTAACACTTTGTAGGTTAGGGTAGTTAGGGGTTTTTATAACAACCCCCCATCACGCGCCGCGACCGCACGGGGGCGGCGGCGGGGGCACTGCGCCCCACGAACCCAGTGCCCGTGTGCTAGGATGGGGGGTCACCCCTCCCACTGGGGTGCCACCACGTCCGAAGCGTAGCAGTCGGCATGGCACCCTGCCCACCACCACGCCTCTGCTGGCGTGATCACGCCAGCGTAGCGGTTCTGAGGACCGTCATCAGTCTTGCGCTTAACCCACATGGTCTGACGGGTTTCCAGGTCGGAGCACTGAGAGAAGATTGCCATGATCGGTTCGGGGTGTGAACTGCTGATAGTGTAGCACGAAACGGG